CTTCATTTTTGCTCCGGAAGGACATTTTCAAAAATGTTTTCAACTCGCCACAATGCTTGGTAAAGCTTATCGGGTACAGTGTTACAGTAAACAATGATTATTCATAGAACCTCCTATATTTTCGTGTGTACTCATAGCCTATCCACCCATTCAAAAGTACCCGGTAAGCCCTACCAAGCATTGTGGAAGTTGATAGAAAGGCGGACAAAGTATGAAGAAAGAACCAAAAACTTCCTCTCAGCCGCCTTATCGTCCCGCATTAACAGCAGAAACACGCGAACAGCAGTGCATTGCATTGGCATACGACTTGGCGGAACAGCGTTTACGAGATGGTACAGCAACTTCTCAGGAGGTTTGCCACTTTCTCAAGCTTGGATCACCGCGAGAAAGAGTCGAACGTGATATTCTGAATGAACAGAAGTCGAAACTGAAAGCTCAGACGAAAGCTATTGAATCACAGCAGCATTCGGAAGAGCTGTATCAGAAGGCTTTGGTGGCATTCGGACGATATGCGGGAAGAGATGCGGAGGATCAGGAAACTTATGAGGACGTATAGTGAATTATGCACAATACCAACGTTCCTTGGTCGGTACCGATATTTGCGAATAGGTGGAACAGTCGGAGAAGACACATACGGCTTTGATCGATGGGTCAACCAGCGCTTTTACAAGTCTGACGAATGGCGAAACGTTAGGAATTATGTTATTTGGAGGGATACTGGAGATTCCGACTATTGCAAGGATCTTGGGTGCGAAGATCACTTCATCACGAACAACATCATCATACATCACATGAACCCTATCCGGTTAGAGGACATCCAGTATGCCACGGATATTTTGCTTAATCCCGAGTACCTGATTTCAACTCAATTAAAAACTCACAATGCTATCCATTACGGCGACGAGAGTCTTCTGATAGAACCAATGCTCGTAGTGGAAAGGAAACCAAATGACATGTGTCCATGGAGGTCATAAGTATGAAGACTGCAACTATACGAAACTGTAAGACCTGCAGTGTTCGAAAAGACCCAACTGATCCGAATGAGGATGAGGTTTTAGTCGATCAGCTTAAAGTAGGAACAAAAGTACAAGTAGATCCTGAGGACATTGTATACAATTGGCAGGGTCGAAAATTTCTTAAGGCAAAACTGACCGGCGGTAAAGAAGGATACATTTGCAGAGACTTACTTGAAGTCAAAGGAGTGCCATGATCGAAAGCATCTTAAAAGAAGTCAGAGACAATGTTGTCCATGATGCTGATTGTACCGACTTTGATAACGAGCTTGTGCCATTGATAAACAGTTATCTAATGACTTTGAACCAGAATGGAGTCGGAGTCGTTGGATACAGAGTTACTGGCGAAGATCAAACATGGAACGAGTTTCTTAAGGGTAGTGAAATCCTCGAGGCAACTGTCGAATATGTGAATCTCAGCGTTCGCATTGTCTTTGACCCTCCTTCAAGTTCTACGGTTCTTGCCGCCTTTCAGGCCATTCAGGCAGAATACCTGTGGCGTTTACGACACGCGGCAGAGGAAGGAGTGTAATCAAAATGGAAAACAATGAATTATACCATTATGGAGTTCTCGGAATGCATTGGGGTGTTCGAAGAACTCCAGAGCAGTTAGGCCACCGAACCAAAAGCTATGGATCTGCTCGATCTGCTAAAGCTAGAGTTAGGGTAAACAAGAAAAAAACTGGATCAACGAAACCGTTGACTGCGGAAGAAAAAGAGGTCAAGAAAAAAGAAGCAATTAACAGTCATGATCCAAGGCAGGTATACGCTAATAAAGATCTATTTAGCGATGATGAACTGAGATCTGCTTATTCAAGATTGCTAATGGAAAAACAGATTAAAGACCTTACCCCTAAACAGAAAAATAAAGGCGCAGAATATATTGATGCGGCAATTAAATGGGGTGGAAAAGTAACAGGTCTTATCGGAACAGGTGTTGGAATCTATAACGCAGTTGAAAAAGTCGCAAAAATCATAAAACGAAAGAAAAAAGGATGATGTCATATGACTTTGTATAATGACATTGTTCCGAAATACTACGGAGAGTTCAGGGATAAGGTTCTCGCAGGAGAGATCCCAGTAAATCAAGAAGTTGCGATGGAGATGTGCCGCATCGATGATCTTATCGCCGACCCCGATATTTATTATAGTCCGGAGCCGGTTGAAGGTTGGATAGAGTATTGCGAGAACGAACTGACTTTACCAGATGGTTCCGATTTGCATATGCTAGATAGTTTCAAACTTTGGGGCGAGCAAATCTTCGGATGGTATGAATTTGTTGAAAGGCAAGTTTATGAACCAAATCCGAATGGCCATGGCGGTCATTATGTTTACAAAAGAATCCAAAAGAGATTAATTCACAAACAGTTTCTTATCGTTGGACGAGGTGCAGCGAAATCACAGTATGAGTCATACATCCAAAATTACTATTTGAATGTAGATACAAGTACCACACATCAGGTGCACACGTCTCCAACTATGAAGCAGGCAGAAGAGGTTATGGCTCCTATTAGGACTTCTATAACACGTTCCAAAGGGCCATTCTTCCAGTTTTTAACCGCTGGATCAGCCTCAAATACAACGGGATCGAAAGCAGATCGCCCTAAATTATACTCTAGCAAGGATGGTATCAGAAACAGTCTTACCGGTTCGCTACTTGAAGTGCGGGCTATGAGCATCGATAAGCTCCAGGGACTGAATAGCCGAATCAATACAGTCGATGAATGGTTGTCCGGTGATACCCGAGAAGATGTCATAGAGACATTAGAGCAGGGTGCATCTAAAAATGACGACTATCTGGTTTTAGCCGTATCGTCAGAAGGTACTACTAGAAATGGAGTTGGCGATTCAATCAAAATGGAATTGACCAAGATACTCCGAGGAGAATACAAGAACAAACACGTATCTATCTGGTGGTATAAGCTGGATGATATTAAAGAAGTTTCTGATCCTGATATGTGGCCTAAAGCAAACCCAAACATTGGTATTACGGTGACGTATGAAACGTACCAGGATGCCGTAGAAAAAGCAGAACATTCCCCTTCATCGAGGAATGATATTTTGGCGAAACGTTTTGGGCTTCCAATGGAAGGTTTCACATATTACTTTACCTATGAAGAAACGCTGTGCAAAAATCATCGGGATTATAACGATCTACCATGTGCTTTGGGTGCGGATCTTTCTCAGGGAGATGATTTCTGTGCGTTCACTTTCCTTTTCCCATTATCGGATGGAACTTTCGGTATAAAGACACGAAACTACATTACCGAAGTTACACTTATGCGACTACGGTCCGCAATGCGTTTGAAATACGAGGAGTTTGTCAAAGAAGGAAGTCTTGTTATTATGCCAGGAGCAATTCTTGATATCGACCAAGTGTACGACGACTTGGATAATTTTATTGTCCATGAAAGATATGATGTTCGGGCTTTTGGTTATGACCCGTATAATGCAAAAGAATTCTCAGAGCGTTGGTGTAGAGAAAATAGTCCATTCGGAGTAGAGAAAGTAATTCAGGGATCGAAGACGGAGTCTGTTCCGCTAGGTGAGCTGAAGACATTGGCAGAAGAAGGAATGCTTTGGTTTGACGAATCCCTAATGAACTTCGCAATGGGTAACTGTGTCGTTATGGTAGACACAAATGGAAACAGGAAACTTATGAAACAAAAACGGGAAGCTAAGATTGATGCCGTGTCGGCGATGATGGATGCTTACGTTGCATACAAACGTTACAAGGAGGTATTCGAATGACCCTCTTTGGGAAAGGACGTTAATCAAAATGGGTTTACAAACGAGATTTAAGAATGCCTGGAATGCGTTTAACGGAAGAGATCCGACTAAAGTAGTTTATCGAGATTATGGTCCAAGTTATTCCAGAAATCCATACCGAATTTCGGTTAGTAAAAGAGCCGAACGCTCAGTAGTAGCCGCGGTTGTGAATAGAATTGCAGTTGATGTGGCCAGTATTGAATTGACCCATTGCAAACTAGATGAATCCGGCCGCTTTATGGATAACATGGACCGGTCCACCTTGAATACTATCTTTCATCTCGAAGCAAATACGGACCAGAATGCAATCGATTTCATGATCGACGTTGTTGAATCAATGTTCGATGAGGGAGTCGTCGCTGTTGTTCCAGTATTGACGGAAAAAGATCCGGATGATTCTACTGGCATGAAGATTTATAGTCTTCGTACCGGAAGGATAAAAGAATGGTATCCTCAGCATATTAAAGTTGAACTGTATGATGAAAGGGATGGAAGAAGAAAAGATCTTGTTGTACCGAAATCTAGTACAGCGATTATCCAGAATCCATTCTATGAAGTTTTTAATGAAACCAATTCTACGGTACAGAGGCTTCTCAAAAAATTGTATTTACTTGATGTTGTAGATACGCAAACTGGCTCTGGCAAATTGGATTTATTAATTCAGTTGCCTTATCCGATTCGAACAGAAGCGAAACGAAGAGAAGCAGCTCAGAGAAAAGCAGACATTGAAAACCAGATTGAAAATTCTAAACTCGGTATCGCTTATATTGACAGTACAGAGAAAGTCACACAGCTTAACAGATCAATCGAAAACAATCTGCTCAAGCAGGTAGAGTATCTGCAGGATCTTATGTTTTCACAACTTGGTATTACTCAGGAAATCTTGAATGGAAATGCTAGTGAGGCAACAATGCAGAATTACTATGCTAGAATCGTCGAGCCAATTATCTCTGTTATTGCGCTCGAATACAAACGAAAGTTCTTGAGTCTTACTGCGATCGGACAGCGTCAGTCAATCGAGTTCTATCGTGATCCGTTCAAACTGGCTCCTATTGGAACTGTTGCGGAACTTTCCGATAAGATGACACGTAACGAGATTCTTACAAGCAATGAGGTTCGTCAGGGTCTTGGAATGAAACCGTCTAAAGATCCTAGTGCAGATGAACTTAGAAACAAGAATCTTTCAGAACCAGCGGGTACTAAAGAAGCTGCTTCAGGAAATCAAAATGGTTTATTGAAAGACGATCTGCAAAAACTAAGAGAGGAGATCAAAAATGGAAAAGTATGATTTTGCCGGTTATGCGACCAAAAACAATGTTCGTTGTACAGATGGCCGCGTAATTAGAAAAGGGGCTTTCTCTGACCAGAATGGAGGTCAGGTTCCACTTGTGTGGAGTCACAATCATAATTCCGTAGAGAATGTACTCGGCCATGCAATTCTTAAAGAGGACGAAAATGGCATGTATGCTTACGGATATTTTAACAATACGAAAAATGCCGAAATTGCCAGGGTATGCCTCGCTCACGGGGATTTCGATGCTCTGTCGATTTACGCGAACCAGCTCCAGGAAAAAGGAAACAACGTAATTCATGGAAATATTAAAGAAGTCAGTCTGTGCCTTGCGGGTGCTAACCCTGGTGCACTCATCGATACAATTATCGCTCATTCAGAAGACTCTGAGGAGGAGGCCGTAATGCTGATTGGAGGAAACTCTGTTGAACTCTATCATGCAGAAGAACAGACTGACAATAACCCGCCGGCTGCAGACCCGGAAACAGAAATCGAAGAGGTGATTAACTCGCTTACGCCCGAACAGCGGTCTGTCGTCGAAGGACTTATCGGTATGGCTCTTGAAACCAATATTGATGACGAACCACATGCCAAACCAAAAGAAGGAGGAAATGAAATGAAACAGAACGTATTCGACAACGATCTGAAAGAAGACAACCGGGAGCATGTTTTAACTCATTCCCAGATGGAGGTAATCTTCAAAGATGCTAAACGTGAAGGCTCCCTGAAAGAGTCTGTTCTCAAACATGCTGACGAGTACGGTATCACAGATATCGACTGGCTTTTCCCGGATCCTAAGAACCTCAATATGCCGCCAACATTCATTAACAATCCGATTGAATGGGTTGCAACAGTAATGAGTGGCGTACACCGCTATCCATTTGCTCGGATCAAATCCATGTTTGCAGATATCCGCAGCGATGATGCAAGAGCAAAAGGATACATGAAAGGCAAATACAAGAAAGAGGAAGTATTCTCCCTGTTGAAACGTGAGACTACTCCGTGTACGATCTATAAGAAACAGAAACTCGACCGGGATGATGTCGCCGACATTATCGAGTTTGATGTTGTTGCATGGCTGAAAGCAGAGATGCGCCAGAAACTGGATGAGGAGATCGCAAGATGCATCCTTATCGGCGATGGACGTTCCAGCCTGGATGAGGATAAAGTATCTGATACGAACATCCGTCCGATTTGGACCGACGAAGATCTGTTCACTGTTAAGAAGCTGGTTTCCAGCGATGCCGGAGCTACCACTTCTCAGAAAGCGGAAGATCTCATCGATTCTGTCATCAGATCTTACAATGATTACAGAGGATCTGGCAACCCGACACTGTTCGTCGCTCAGGATGCCCTCACCGATATGCTTCTGATCAAAGATACCACCGGTCGCCGTATTTACAATTCTGTAAGTGATCTTGCTACAACCCTTATGGTTAACAAGATCGTTCCGGTTGCCCCGATGAAAGGTCAGAAACGTACAGTTGGAAGTGATACCCATGAGCTTCTTGCTCTGATGGTTAACCTGAATGACTATTATGTTGGCGCAGACAAAGGCGGCGCAGTGTCTATGTTCGAGGATTTCGACATTGACTACAACCAGCAGAAATACCTGATTGAAACAAGATGTTCGGGAGCGCTCGTTGTACCGTACAGTGCAGTTGCATTTGAGCGCAAAGCAGCGTAAGGAGGGAGTAAACGATGGGTAGTGCAGTAATTAAAGACCTGAAGAAATTCTATGAGGATGCAAATGATCAGCATGTCGGTGTTATCACCCTTTATGGGGACGCAAGCGCAAACAAAGCATATGCTGATGCTGCTAAATCGCTGGGGATGACCGAGGATACGAAAGCCTATGTTTGCCATATGGCACAGATGGGCCGCGTTGTCGTATCAATGGATTCCAAACTCTACCGCCCGGTTGAGATCGATGCTACCAATGGAAAACTTTCCGTTTTAACGGTTGCTACTGAAGCCAGCGTTCTTACTGCTACTCCACTGGTGTTGGAATTAGCGTAAGGAGAAAATCAAAATGGCTAAATTTTGCGGTATGATCGGATATGGATTGACCAACGAAAATAATTATGGCGTTTTCAAAGCAAATATCGTTGAGAAGAAAGCCAGAGGTGATATTTTACAGGATACCAGAAATTGGGAACCGGTAAGTGGTCAAATCAATGATGATCTGAAAGTTCGGAATAGAATAAGCATTGTCGGGACTCCTTACTCTCAGCAGAATTTTTCGGCCATTCGATATGTTAAATGGATGGGGGTTCGCTGGAAAGTCACATCTGTTGAGGTTTCAGCGCCCCGTCTTATTCTGACGATTGGAGGTGTATACAATGGACCAACGCCGTCAGAAACTCCATGAGTTACTTGAGACAATCGTTAAGAATGTATACTTCGAACCGCCAGAAAATAAGCTGTTGGAATATCCCTGTATTGTTTACCATAGAAACAAAGGAGATACAAGATTTGCTAATAACAAACCTTATAACTTTCACGTTCGTTATAATATGGTTCTTATGGATACAGACCCCGACAGTGAGTATTTAGAGCAGCTGGCTTCTTTGCCAGAATGCGAATACACAAATCATTATACAACAGATGGTGTCTGTCATGACGCATTCAACATTTATTATTGAAAAGGAGGATATACAAATGGCAGCAGGACCTTTAGTATGGGATCAGACCGGTGAGAGAGAATTTGAAACCGGTACTTCCAAAGGCGTATTATTCTTACAGACTGAAGCAGATACGGATGGTGGGTATTCCAACGCAGTAGCATGGAATGGTCTTACCGGTGTTACACTCAGTCCTTCGGGTGCAGAGGAATCCGCTTTTTATGCAGACAATATTAAATATGCAGCTCTTCGTTCCGCAGAAACATTTGGTTTCACTATCGAAGCATTCCAGTGTCCGAGAGAGTTCTATCCGTGTGATGGTTCCGCCGAAGTAGTGGCAGGAGCATATGTAGGACAGCAGGAACGTATCCCGTTCGGATTCTGTTATCGCAGCGAAATCGGCAATGATACCGCTACGAAATCCGATGATGGATACAAACTTCATATCATTTATGGTGCAACAGCTTCCCCATCCGAGAGAGCATATGCCACTATCAATGAATCTCCGGATGCAATGACACTTTCCTGGGAATGCTCTACCACTCCGGTATCAGTAGCCGGCTACAAAGCATTCAGCGAGATTACAATCGATTCGACCAAGATCGACGCAGCAGTTCTCACCAAGATCGAGGAAACTCTTTATGGAAAAGAGACAACCGCTGGTAAACTTCCGTCCCCGGCAGCAATGGTTAATTTACTCAAGACAAAAGTCGGAGTTTGACGAAACAGCAATAAACTGAATCATTCCAAATAATAACAACGTTTTGCCCCACCAGGGTCTATGAGGGTCAACCTGGTGGGGTGTATAAAAAAGGAGATATGGCTATGTTAGTAAAAAAGATTAAATACACAGATTTCAATGGTAATGAAAGAGAGGAATCGTTTTACTTCCATTACAGCAAGGCACAGATCGTTGAAATGCAGTTTTCCTTTGGAGGAGGTATGGAAGAGTTTCTGAAACGTATCGTCGATACTCAGGATATGAAAGCCTTATTCCAGTATTTCAAAGAATTTGTTCTGGGCGCTGTAGGCGTTAAGTCTGATGACGGTAAACGATTCATTAAGAATAAAGAGATTTCCGATGCTTTTGAGCAGTCCAATGCATATGAGCAGCTGATTATGGAGTTGCTTGGATTCGAGAATCCAACAGAGAATGCAAACGCTGCTGCCGATTTCGTCCTGGCCGTACTCCCTGCTGAGTATACCAAAATCATGCAGGAAGAGTATGATAAACACCCTGAACTCAACCCGGCCGCGTCCGCAATGATGCCGGTATAATAAGAGAGGTTCAGCTATGCTTACAATAACAATCCCGCCGACTGAACTTTACAGCGATATAACCGGTTTTATTACGGTAAAAGGACAAACACTACGCTTGGAGCATAGCTTACGATCACTTTCCCTTTGGGAATCAAAATGGAAAGTTAACTATCTTAATAATCCAAATAAATCGAAAGAGGCTGATTTGGATTATGTAAGATGTATGACAATTGGTTGGGAGTCAGTGGATCCGAATGTATACAAATGTTTGACGACGGGGCAATTAGCCCGTATTCAGCAGTATATAAACGATCCAATGACTGCCACTACCATTTCACAGTATGGGCCTAAGAAAAAGAGTCCACGTAAGAAACTTACGAGTGAGCAAATATACAGTTATATGGTTCAGCTCCATATTCCATTTGAAGCGGATAAATGGCATCTTAATCGATTACTAACTTTAATCGAAGTATGCGGTGTTAGTCAATCATCTAACAACAAAATGAGCAAGAAAGATGCAGCGAGAACTCAGAGAGAAATAAATGAAGCTAGATTAGCGGCAAAACAACAAAAGCATGGATAGGAGGTTTTTATGGTAATTAATGATGTAAGGTCTCTTAGCAGACCGTATATTCCGGCTTGGGGTAATGCTGAACAGTTTATCGCTGTACATTATCTCGGGGTTGCCGGGCAGAACAATAAGATTAATTCCGATGGATGCGGGGCACATTTTTACATTTATTGGGATGGAACAAAATTCCAGGCGGCAGATCTTAATGCTATTCTTTGGCAGGTAGGAACTGCGGGCTATTATACGCAGAAGCATCCTTACGCTAGAAATTCCAACACTGTCGGCATTGAAATTTGTCCGAAATGCGACGGAACTGGCAAATACGCAGAAGATCCGAAATGGTATTTTACGAAAGAATCACAGGAATCATGTGTTGAACTCGTACAGTATCTTATGAAAGTGATGAAAGTCGGACCTGACCATGTTCTTCGCCATTTCGACATTGTAAATAAATACTGCCCAGCTCCATATGTCACAAACAATAAATACAGAACAAGCTGGACCTGGGATGAGTTCAAGGCAAAAATTTCTCAGAGCAGCGGCGGAACATTGAAACCTTCCAAAACAGACAATGTTGCTATCAATGTTGAAATATATTACGTTAAAAACGGAGAAACATTGTCCAATATTGCTAAGAGAATGGGAACCACTGTTTCTATCTTAGCGAAATACAACGGAATTTCAAATCCCGACATGATCGGTATCGGTCAGGCAATTAAAAACCCGAATAAAGTGGCAACAGCGAAAAGTTATGAGTTCCTTCCAGAGTCAGTATCTTCTGGATCGAAAGGGATTTCGGTTCTTTTACTCCAGGAGATTCTTAAAGCCCGCGGAATGTATTCCGGAGCTCTCGACAGAGATGCTGGAACTGGCACAGTAAATGCTATTAACGCTTATCAGAGTCTGCGCCGTACCCAGGGTAAAGAAATCGGAACAAATGGACATAATGATGGAGTATGCGGGAAAGGCATGTGGGAAGATCTCCTGGCATTACCGAAATCCGGAAGCAAATTCAGCGTAAGTCCAGTTTCTGGAGAATCTGATGGGACAAATGTTCTTTTACTCCAGGAGATTCTTAAAGCCCGCGGAATGTATTCCGGAGCTCTCGACAGAGATTATGGCCCGATTCTTATGAATGGAATCAATGCATATCAGAAACTCCGAATGGCACAGGGTAAGAAAATCGGAAATGGAGTTGGCGATGGCATCTGTGATGTAGATATGTGGAAAGATCTGATCGCGATGTAACCAAAAAAAAGCGAGGAAAAATCAAAATGATATTTTTTGATAGTAAGGGCGGTCTACCAAAAACTGGAAGATTTCTTAATTTCCTGCTGAATTGGGATTTCAAAAGAAATCTTGCAAAGTATGGTCAGTTAGGCGTAGACGCCCTTGCCTCAGCTACGCCTAAAGATACTGGAAAGACCGCAAATTCATGGAGTTATGAAATAACTAAAGATCAAGGAAAATATACCATCTATTGGAAAAATACAAACATTAATGATGGTATACCGATAGCTATAATAATACAATACGGACATGGCACAAGAAACGGCGGGTATGTACAAGGCAGAGATTATATTAATCCAGCCTTACAACCTATATTTGATCAAATCGCGGAAGATGCATGGAATGAGGTGAGAAGAGCATGAGCAACATTGAAGAACGAGTTGTTAAGATGCAATTCGATAATTCACAATTCGAAAGACGAGTTAAGACAACAATCAATTCATTAAACGACTTAAAAAAGGCCTCCAATCTAAAGGGGGCAGCCGCTGGCATGGAAGAATTGCAGAGAGTCGCGAATGCTTTTTCTCTTGCCAAAATCTCAACAGGAGTTGAGTCGCTCCAGAAGAGATTCTCCACATTTGGTATTGTTGGAATGAGGGTTATCCAAAATGTGACGGATTCTCTGATGAACTTAACAAAAAAAGCTGCTGGTTTTGTCACGGGAGGTATTCTCACAGGAGGTAAAAACAGAGCGTTCAATCTTGAGAATGCCCACTTCCAGTTGTTAGGTTTGCTTAAAGACGAACAGGCCGTAGCAGATGTAATGAAGAACGTGTCGGATTCAGTTGACGGTACAGCATATAGTTTGGATGCGGCAGCTACGGTTGCTTCACAGTTGGCCGCCTCTGGTATGCGAGCTGGTGACCAGATGTTTTCATCGCTTCGAGCAGTTGCTGGTGTTGCTGCTATGACGAACAGCGAATATTCCGACATTGGTCGAATCTTCACTCAGGTAGCTGGACAGGGTAAACTGATGGGAGATCAGCTTCTTCAGCTTTCTGGTAGAGGAATGAACGCTGCAGCTACTCTCGCTGACTATCTAACGAGAGTTGGGAATGGAGCGCAAGTTACAGAAGCAGAAGTCCGGGAGATGGTATCGGACGGAAAGATTGATTTTGCTACATTCGCTGCCGCAATGGATGATGCATTCGGCGAACATGCAAAGAAGGCAAATGAAACTTTTTCTGGAGCATTATCCAACATTCGAGCAGCGTTGGGAAGAATTGGTGCAATGTTCTATTCACCATTAATTGTCCAGAACGGTGCTTTAGTTCAGATGTTCAATGCAATCCGAGTTAAGATCAATGACGTTAAAAAAGCGTTAGAACCGTTCGCTGCATTTGTCACAAATAATATAATCAAAATGGCTGAAAGAGCGGCAAAAGCCATTGCTGCTTTTGATATACAAAAACCTATCGCTGCCTTCAAAAAACTCAATGATGGAATCGGAAGTGTAGGAGATAAATTCAAAATTATATTTTCGAAATCCAACGCTTGGAATGTGTTTAACAAATTCCTTGAAAAAGCAGGAGTCTCGGCCGATTCATTTAAGAATAAACTTTTGGAAGTAGCGAAAGCCGAAGGAACTGTACGTTTTACTCAGATTCAAAATTTACTGAAAATGTTAGGAGGAGTAGAAAACCTATTCAACTCCGGCCGTCTTAGAAAATCTGAAATTATAGAAGTTTTCAAACGATTAGCAGATGATGCGGATAAAGCAGGAAGAGCTGTCGAAATCACCACAGAGAGTCTCGAGCATTTTCAAGCAATGACCATCGATGTTATTCGAGGAAATTGGGGTAATGGCGAAGAACGCATTCGAAGACTTACAGAAGCAGGGGAAGACCAAGTAGCAATTCAAAAACTCGTGAATAAAGTATGGGAACGAAATGGTCAAACTTGGGACGATTGTACAATATCCATGGATGATTTAACTGAAGTTATAGGAAATCTTTCGGATTCAGAGTTAGAAAGCGCTGGATATACAGAAGATCAGGTAAAAATACTTAGAGAACTTGCTGATCAGGCAAAAAAGACTGGAACTCCATTATCAGATCTGTTGGAGCAGATGAAAAAACCAACCACCACAGAATTAATTTTCGATTCTGCAAGAAGAGCTGTTCAAAGTTTAATGACCATATTTGACTCTGCTAAAACGGCATTTTTTGATGTGTTTGGTTCATTTAAAATTACTCCAAAACAGATTTATAGTTTTGCAGAGGCGGTTAATGATTTTTCAAAACGTTTGGTTATAACAGAAAATGCGGCAGATAAGATAACAAGAGCATTCAAAGGAGTATTTACTATAGTAAAAATGCTAGCGACTTTTATCGGTGGAGTAGGAAAAGTAGCGTTTGCGTTAATCACAGATGCAATTGAGTTAGCAGTAAAAATACTATTAATCTTTACTTCCGGAGCTGGGGATGCAATTGTTGCAGTTGATAAATTCGGAGAAAAGAACAAATGGTTTAAGAATATTGTGAATAAACTGGTATCGGCGATACATTCTGTTACCGAAACGGTAAGCGAATATATTGACAAATTTGATGAATGGGCCACAAAAAACGAGGTAATTCAAAAGTCTATTCAGTTCATTAAAGATGCCATTGATAAAGGCAAAGAATCAATAAAAGACTGGTATAAAACGCTTTCTGAAAATGCCAAGTTTAAATCCTTCATGGACACCTTACCGAAAATCATAGAGTACCTCCCTGGAGCAATAAAAGCTATGGCGGCTATTATTGTCGAAGCTTCTTCTGGTATTTTTGATGCGGTATCAAAATGGTTCGATAAGTTCATGGATATACCAAAAATCCAGCAAACGTTGAAAGTATTTAAGAAATATTTCGGGCCATTTGCGGATTTCTTTAAAGAACGTTTCGATACACTCAAAGACAACGGCGGAAAATTTCTTGATTTATTGAAAGAAGTTGGTTCATGGTCTTTCGATGAAGCTAGAGAACACGTTAAGAAGTTCGCCTCGATTATTTATGATAATTTGGACGGGATCAAATCAAAGCTGTCAGATTTCGCAGGATTTATTAAGAATAATGTAAGCATACCAAAACTCTTAGCTCTATTCCTTGGAGTTGGAATTTACAAAGACATTAAACAGATAACTCGAATTCCAAAAGGAATTGGTGGTACCATTGGCGCTTTAACAGGTGTATTTAAAAGTATATCTGGGTTATTTAACGAAGTTTCTGAGACACTAAAGTACAAAAAGAAAGTCAATATGTTTAAAGAAATTGCCGGATCAGTGGCATTATTGGCGGGATCTATCGCTCTTCTAGCAAGTTATCCTGTCGAAAAAATAAAAACTGCGGCTACCATTTTAGGTATCGTGAGTGGTGCTATGTTCGGTTTTGGAATGCTGCTATCTGTTTTAGAAAAAACAAAAGGATTCAAAATTTCTGACATGACAAACCTTAATTCTATGATGAAACCGCTTATAACATTAGCGGCTTCAATTTGGATTTTTGGGCAAGCCATGGAAAAATTGACAGAAATTGATTGGACAAATATCAATAGTATACTGGCAGTTGGAGTAATTGCTGTTCTTGAAGGTTTCACTACATTATTTTCCTATTTATCAAAACTAGGAGGTGGAGCTTCCGGAATAAGTGCTCTTACAATGGTTAGTTTAGCTGGATCAGTCATTATTTTAGCCAAAGCTGTCGATGAAATTTCAAAATTACACATTAGCAAAAACACTGTAGCGAAAACAGGATTTATTTTAGCTGTAGTTGAAATACTAGCGTTAATTTCTAAAACACAAACTAAGATGGGAAGCTTTGGCTTAGGAATGATTTCTATGGCTGGGTCGATTTATGTCCTCGTGAAAGTTATGAACGAGATTTCAAAAATGGATGTTAAAAGTCTCAGAGCTAATGCCGAAGTGATAGGATATATCGTAGGTTTAATGATTAGTATGGCACTGGATGCAAGACTTGCGGGACCAAATGCTGCTAAAGCCGGAACTGGAATACTTCTTATGTCGGCATCTGTAGTTGTCATAACTGAAGCTCTTAAAATGATTTCCAAATTGGATGCAGGTTCAATTGAAAACGGTCTTGAAGTTATAGTCACGACATTCGGAATGTTTGCAATTATTATCGGAACGAGCAAACTAGCAGGTGATAAAATTTCCAAAGTTGGCACTATGGCTTTAAAGATGTCCACCGCAATTGCTATCATTTCAGCATCGGTTATTGCGCTTTCGAGTGTCGATCAAAATGATATACGAAAAGCGGAAGGAGTTATAACTCATATCGGAATCCTTATGGCTACGATGGTCGGAGTGTCAAAACTTGGAGGAAACAAGAACAGCTTGCAAATTTTGGCATTGGCAGCCGCGATTTCAGCCTTAGGTGGAATTGTTATTGCATTGAGTTTGATTAATCGAGATAAGCTTCGCCAGGCAGAAGAATCAATAATTGTAATTGCCGCTGTAATTGCAGCACTTGTTACAATTCCGGTTAATGCCTCGCCGAGCAAAATAGTAAAGACGATTGCAGTGTTGGGACTAATGATTGTAGCGATGGGATCTATTTCGTTATTATTATGGGGACTATCCAAACTTGACGTAAAAGCGAATTTAGCCAACGCCACAGCATTAAGTGAATTACTCTTGGCTATCACAGCTGCTATGGGAGTATTACAGTTCGTCTCGATTGAAAGTGCAGGCAAAGCTATCGCAGACATTGCTGTATTTTTAGGCGGTTCGGTATCTATATTAACAATTGCCGGATGCTTGGCGAAGATTGCAGGTTTTAAATCGACGATCAATGATGGAATTGGCGTATTACAAGATATCGGTCGAGGAATAGGCAACTTCATAGGAGGATTGGTTGGTGGAACTGCTGAAGGACTAACGGCATCTCTGCCGGGAATCGCCTCTAACTTGACGGCATTTATGGATAACATTCAGGGATTCTTAAACGGAGCAAAACAGATAGACGAGAGTGTTGTGAACGGAGTTGCTAATCTTTCCGAAGCAATTCTTAGTTTAACAAAAGCGACATTTATGGACGCTTTAACGTCATTTTTCACCGGAAGTTGGATTACTGGAAATGATGCACTTGGTCGATTCGGAAATAGTTTGGCGACATTTGGAAAATCACTGAAAAAATATTCCGATTCAGTAGAAGGGGTGAACGTATCTGCTATTGATAACTCTGCCAAAGCATCGAACTCGCTTATAGAAGTTCTTCAAACAATCCCGAAAGTTGGTGGATTGGCACAGGCAATCTTTGGCGAGAAATCTTGGGATACTCTTTCTACAGGGCTTGTTCCATTTGGCCGTGTGTTAAAAGGGTATTCAATTATAGTAGCCGATATAGACGCCGATGCAGTAATCAGAAGCGTTCCAGCAGGTAAAGCATTGTCGGATCTATTATCAGGACTTTCTCCGGCAGGAGGTTTAGCGCAGAGTGTATTCGGATCGAAGTCTTGGCCGACTCTAACAACAGGGCTTGTTCCATTTGGCCGTGTGTTAAAAGCATATGCCTCGATCGTAGAAGACATGAATATCGAAGCTGTGCAAAACTCAGTACGAGCAGGTCAAGCGCTCAGCGATTTGCTCGGAACTTTGCAGAACGCAGGAGGTTTAGTGCAGAGTGTATTCGGATCTAAATCTTGGTCAACTCTAACTACTGGACTTGGCACTCTTGGGGATGCACTTGTTAGTTACAGTGGTAAAGTGGTCAATATAAATCTCGAAGCTATCACTAATTCCGTTTCCGCTGCGAATACAATCAAAATGGTTTTGGATACTCTAAATGTCATGAAAGATAAAACGGTAGAAGACATTTGTTACAATATCGGACTTATGGGTGGATACCTTAATACGTACGGACAGAACATCTCGTCAATTGATACCGAACAGATGCATAATGTATCTGAGAAACTAAGAGAACTGGGACAGGTTGTAAATTACATCAATAGTGTAAATTATGATAATCTCGAAGGATTTGGTTCTGCTATCAAGAATTTTGCCAAGAGTGGCATCACAAAATTTGTAGACTTTACGTCTACGGATCAGGCCACCATCACAGAATACGGAAAGAAGATCGTTAAAGCAATGATCTCTGGAGTTACTTCAATGAAAACGGGTTCGGATAAATCAGCAAGGGATATTATTACTTCATTTATGAATACGATGTCCAATACGATTAATGCAACCCGCGGAAGAGTTACGTCAGCATTAACTCAGGCTCTTAGCTCGATTTGTACTCAGGGAGCTAACAAAGTACGTTCCTTTAATGGAATATATTACCAGGCCGGAAGAAATTTAGGCCTTCAGCTTGCAAACGGCATTAGAACCACAATTGGAATTAGTTCTAGTGCAGTCGCAGCGGCTTGCTCTAGTGCGGCAATTACTGCTAGAGGGTATTATGGATCATTCTACTCGGCAGGTGTTTATGTAGCATCTGGATTTGCGGCAGGTATTACAGCAAACACATATGCGGCACAGGCTAGAGCGGCGGCTATGGCTTCGGCGGCAGCTTCGGCGGCAAGAAGAGCTTTACAGATTGCATCTCCTTCGAAAGTATTCTATTCAATCGGTAATTTTGCAGGAATGGGTCTAGTAAATGCTCTAATTGATTGGAGTTCGAAAGCGTTCTCTGCCGGTGAACAGATGGCAAAATCATCAATGGAGGGTGTACAAGGTCTTGGCGATCTTCTCGCGAGTATAATCGCCGAAGATGTCGATGTCGCTCCGACCATTACACCGGTAATCGATCTTACAAATGTAACAAGCGGTTTAGCTACAATGGATTCGATGTTTGGAGCTCGGCAGATTTCTCTAAATTCGGATACTTCCAATCGTCTCGGAAGTGGTATCCAGACATTAAATCAAAATGGAATTACGATCGGAAAAGTTGGGGATAATAGTGATGTTGTTTCTAGTATCCGAAACCTTACCGATCGAGTAGACAAACTTGGTGCCTCTATGACACGTATGCAAGTTGTTCTTGACACAGGTGCTACGGTGGGTGCTATCGCTCCATCTATGGATAGACAACTCGGAAGAATGGAGGCGTACAAAGAAAGGGGTATTTGATGCAACATGTAGATCATTCAATCACATTTATAGATCCCCTCAAAACAACGGGTGGAACTAAAAACACTTGGGATGATTGGCATCTCATACCCACATCCCGACCAGTCTTTAATCCTCCAGAGATGAAGACTATGACGGTGGATATTCCCGGTGGATACGGGGCCTTGGATATGTCTGAGGCCCTGACGGGTTATCCATTATACAAAAACAGAACTGGTGATATCGAATTCGCAGTTCATAACGATTTCGGAAACTGGGCAGATCGTTATTCCGAGATCATGAATTTTATCCACGGTAAGAACATGAAAGCAATTTTGGAGGATGATCCTGATTATTACTATTATGGTCGTTTCTCCGTTAATGAATGGAAATCAGGTAGTTGGTATTCTAAGATCACTTTAGAATACGATGTCAAACCATTTAAGTTAGATCAGATATCTTCGACCGATGAATGGCTTTGGGATCCGTTTAATTTCGAAACTGGAATTATTAGGTATGCTAAGGGAATTTCGGTTGAGGGTTCTTACACACTTAAGATTCTTAGCATGAGAATACACGTTTGTCCTACGATCGACGTTTCTCTCACAGGAAACAACACTATGAAAGTTTCATATGCTGGAACCACTTACAATCTTTCAAACGGAAAAAATGTTATTCCTGCCATTGTTACCGGGGAAAAAGACATTAGTTTGGTTTTTACAGGAACTGGCAAAGTCACAGTTGATTACAGAGGAGGTAGCTTATAATGTATGAGATTTATACAGATGGCAATAAACTGATCTACTCTCCGAGAGCAGTAGATTCAGGATACATCGCTACTTCCGCCAAAATTACTTATGAGGTAAACAAAGCTGGAACTTTGATATTCACCATTCCCGCTTCGAATCCGATGTACAGTAACTTAGCGAAACTGAAAAGTACGATTTATGTATACCTCAAAGCAAATCAAAATGGAGTTGAAACAACTACTGAAATTTGGAGAGGGCGTATTTTAGATTCTACTCGAGATTTCTATAACAACAAAAAGATTACTTGTGAAGGCGAGTTAGCTTTCTTAAATGATGGCATTCTTTCCCCTTACGATTATACAACCGGCGGTATCGGAATTTCGTCGTATATCGAGATGATTCTGAATACTTATAACAGCCAGTGCAGCGAAAATCGAAAAATTTACCTAGGGAACATCCAATTTACTGGAACAATTTACAGAGGTTCAGAATCTTACGTAAACTGTTTATCAGAGCTTACGGATAAAGTTACAGATAACGAAAATGTTGGAGGATATTTAAACATTCGGCATGGTGCCGATGGAAAGTCTTATTTGGATCTTCATTCGGAATCTATCAGCGAATCATCTCAGAAGATCGAGTTCGGAAGAAACATGTTAGACTTCGAGGAGTATATTGATGCTTCTTCAGTATTTACGTATCTTATTCCATTAGGAGCTAGAGATGAATCTACGGATAAACCAATCGATATTACTTCAGTAAATGATGGAAAGAATTATGTAATGTCAGAAACAGGAGTAGCCCTTTATGGTAACATTTACAGAACTTATACCTGGGATGACGTTACAATTCCGAGCAACTTACTAACAAAAGCTAAGAAATTACTCGCCGATTCCATCGCTGAAGCTACAACTCTTACCATTCCGGCAGTTGATATGCATTTATTGGATGTTACTGTTGAAAAGATCAGCATTGGTAATAAAGTACGGGTTCAGTCTATTCCTCATAATATTGACGAAGACTTTGTTTGCACCAAGATTGTTCTTGATCTGTTAGCTCCAGACCAATCGGAATACACATTTGGTCTTGAACTTTCATCGAGCAGTTCCAACCATGTAAATTCGATTAAAGATCAGGAAAAGAAATTAGTTGAAACAAATGACCGATGGAAGAATGCCGTAAAAAACGTCACACAGATGATGACCGGTTCGAACGGTGGTTATAAGATCACAGAATATGACGAAAATGGAAAATGGCTTCGAGATCTGTATATGGATACTGATAACAAAGAAACGGCCACAAACATTATGCAAGTCAATATGAATGGTATTGGGTTCAGTCAAAATGGTTACGATGGTCCTTACGAATCAGCTTGGACAATTGATGGTGGTTTCGTGGCAAACTGGATTACTGCCGGAGAAATGTCTGCAAATCGTATTCATGGAGGAGAAATTCTTTCAACTAACTACGATGCTACGACTGGCACAGGTATGCGCATAGACCTCGATAATGCTCGTATTGATACTCAGGAATTATATGTAGATGATTATATTCAGTATAATGCAAATGGATTGACAGAAGGGGATACAAATCCAATTAAATTATATTTGGCAGGTTTTCAAATAAAACATGCTACTGTGTATGGAGAGCCTGCTGAATATTGGGAAACTAAAGAGTCTCAGGAAAATGGAATTGGAGCTTATGGACCATGGGTTGTTTGGGGTGGTTGGAACGGCCAAGGAGCATTCAATAAAGACAACTACAATTTTGTGGTAACTGAGGATGGCGACTGTAAGGCAATGAGTTGGACTACGGGATCAAAAGCAGAATTTAAAGAGGATATCAAAGAATATGAAGATGGTGCTTTGAATAAAGTTCTTGATTCTACTGTATATCGATATAAACTTAAGAAACACGGGAAAGACACAGATGGACGGCATATTGGATTTGTCATTGGAAGCGGATACAATGTTACTCCTGATTTGCTTGATTATCAAAAGAGTTCGGTCGATATGTATTCGGCTATTGGAATTGCATACAAAGCCATCCAGGAATTAAACGAACAAGTACAAAACCTGAAAGAGAGGTTAAAGAAATATGAGTGACGTTTCAGGAACCATTCAGGAAATTTCGATTGCCAAAGTAGGAAAGGAGGTTAGAACTCCAGTTTCGAATGTTATTAACGAATGCTATACGGAAGTTAGTAATGATAAAAAGAAAGAACCAGAAGTGCAACTTGCAGTTGACGAAAAAATTGCGGATGGAACTTTAAGTCGGTATGAATTATCAGATGGTGAAGTAACGAATTCCAAATACGCAAAAAAAACAATAACAAAAGAAAAACTTGGTTCTGATGTATCTGGAGGTTTAACCACTGAAACATCTAATCTATTATACGAATGTTTATCTGAAGCAACTTTTCAGGATAATGCGAATAAAGATAAGTTACTAAGTGATTTGAAAACGGCTCTAAAACTGGGAGGATGATTGCATATGAGTGATACAATATCGACATATTTAAATAAAATAAAAAATGCTAAATATGGAAATGAAGTTCTCGAAGCTATATGCGGCGGACTAGAAGAGTGTTATAGTGATGTGACCTCTTCTAGTTTAAAATTACAAGCTTTTAAAACTGCCATTCAAGAATTAAGCGAGTCCGGGGCTTTTACTGGTTTAACTTTAGGAGATGGAAGCGTTACTGGTTCAAAATTAGCCGACGGATCTGTTACAAAAAATAAAATGGATCCATCTGTAACTTTCGGTTTGGATGTGGATACAAAAAAAGCGTTACTCGATTTGCTCGCAAAGGTAGATTACACGTCAGAAAATGGAAAACTTTTATATAGACGCTTAAAAAGTACATTAGAAATGGAAAGTTTTCAAAAAGATAAAATTCTGGAAATAGAATATTCAGCAGATGATTACGCAAATAAGTATCTTACAGACAAAGTTTCCGGTCATAATTTCTCAGCAAAAAATAGTACCGATAATAAAGTACTAGTTCAATGTCGGTACTATAATACTCAGGACGCTTTTGATTTAGGAGTTGGAGCTAAAGGTTTAACAATAGTAAGTGTATGTACGAAGCATAAAGCAAACAGTCCCACATATCATGAAGAACACGCTCCACTATATTTGGATACATTTTATGATAATAATACATGGGATAATTTTGGTGTTGCATTGGATAATATATTTGCATATAGTAGAACCGATGGCTCCTATAACGGTGCTGGCTTTTTCAGTTGGAAAAATACTCCTCCAGTAATTTTTCATCAAAAACAAAAAATAGAGAAATATGTGTCAGTTCCATACACGACAATTTTATCAATCGGAATTGATGGATCGATTACAGTTTGGATAAACGGTAATAAGATAGCGGAAGGAAGCTTTCCAGATTTTAAAACTTTTTCAACAGTTACCGGTATATTTGTATATGCATCTAACAACAATGCAGACACCGGCGCTAATTTTTTTATAAAAGCTGGTAATTTCTTTAAATCGCTAATAATGTACGAGGGCGTATTTACAGATTCTGAAGCTTCAGCGGTTAACGATTTTTTTGTTCAATAGTGTCTCCAAGTGATATAATCACGATGCCATATCTTGCGTTGCAAGTCGGAGATACTATTCGCAATCTTTATGCAGTCCCTTATCCAGAATATAAAGATATGTACGTGGATATTAGCGAATCCAATGATCTTAATTTTTGGGATATCGGATCAAACAGCATAAAAGCGAAAAAAAATGGTAACACTAAAATTAAACTAGAAACCGTGGACAATATAACAAAAGAAATAGATACAGTTATTGGCCAACAAATTTACGATCCTTCAGATTTTTCGTACAACCAGAGGAGTATTTCGGATATATATATCGTAAATCCTCCTTCTATATTGACTGTTGGACAAGAGTATGCGGTCGAAGCTATCGGCATCTCTTCCTCCGGTCCATTTTGGAACGCAACGGAAGATCCTAATTCATTTACGTTTGAAACATTGACTCCAGATATATGTTCTGTTAAATTTGGTGTTGTAACGGCATTAAAAGAAGGCGAAGGAAAAATAAAAATCAAAGACCTAAATAGCGACTTATCAAAGACCATATCCATAACGGTTATGGTTCCTGATAAATGGTGGGAGAATATGGATGAATTATTAACATATTCTCCGAATGTTGTAGCGGCTTCTTATTCTGGTTTTCAAACTGCTATAAATTATGCCAAAGACAATGGATATAAAAAACTTGTTTTTCCATCGCAAGAGTATATTATAGATCCGGAAGAAAGTCCAATTTCAATTCCGTCAAATATTTGTTTGGATTTCAATGGATCTATTATCAAAATGAAAAAAGATAACAGTTTTGTGCAAAATACAACGGCCTATACTCTCTTTGATATTTCTTCAAAAGATAATGTTATTTTAATAAATGGTCATATTTATGGGGAAAATGTATGGGAATCCTCGGATGAAAATCCATATAAATACCATAATGAACATGAACTATTGATTCATATTCATGGAAATTGTACTGGATGCAAAATGATAAATATGGATGTGTCATATGGTCCAGGCTTTACAGTAACAATAGAACATGAACGAACTTCTTTATGGAACATTTTTAAATTAACAGACATCGAAGCAGGAGATCTGAACGATAATGGCGAACCAATATCAGGAGATCAGGTATATAGAACGAAAAGTTATAAAGAAATAAATATCGGAGATGAAAATGGTTATGTATCATTTGGAAATTTTCAAGGATATTCTTTATACAAGCTTTATGCGAGATTAATTTCTGTGTATTGGTTCGACGAGTCCCATACTCTTTTACGAAAAGATAAATATGTTAGACAATACGCTTTTTATACGCCACCAGAAGGGGTAAAATACGTAAAGATAACAGTTAAGCAGCCTAACGCGCCAGATTATGCAGATCCCGATTTCGGTGGATTCTTGCATATGATACCATATAAACGGTGCTTTGGTACTGAGGTTATTAATTGCACGTTTAAAAGATCCGTTTCAACAGCAATTCTCGCATGGGGGGATGGGACAATAGTCGACAATTGTGTTTTTGAAGAATGCGGTTTTCTTGATCCTGCTTCCAGCATAGACTGGGAAGATTATGGATATATGCAACATTCTGTAATAGTGAGAAATTGCAAATTCATAAAAGGAAAAGCAGTCGGATCTCTCATATCAAATGCATCATCGTCCCTGGTATTTCATGACAATATATTTGATGGAGTCCCTATTGACATTAGATCTGAAACTGAATTTTTTAGAATGTATCACAATATATGCAGATCACAAATAAAATTGTCATCAAAGTATGACTCGGTTTTTGCTGGAAATATATTGTCTTCTGATCCTGTTATTGGAACTATCAATAATAATCTTCAAATTTTCAGAGCTGATAATTTTAAATTAATTGATTATAACAAAGAATTACCATTTTAAAGCAAGGAGGAATAATTTATGAATAATCAAAATGGAAATTACAGCGGAATTTCGTCTCCGCCATTGTATAATATGAATCTGACGAATCAGAACAATGGCATGACGACAGCATCTCCATTACAGCAGTTTTCGAATTACAATCAGCCGTCCGTGAAGAGAGTTCCAGCTCGAATCATTAACGATCCAAAGGAAATCATGCCTAATGAAGTTCCTATGGATGGTTCAGTAAGTCTCTTTCCTACGGCTGATTATTCGTGTGTCTATGCAAAAGCATGGAATGCCAATGGTATGATCGATACCGTAAAATACGTCCCGGAAAAACCTGAAACTCAACCTACAGTACAGTCTCAGGATGTTTTAACTGCTATTCTGGCTCGTCTCGACAACATCGAGCGAACTTTGAATAAAAGAAACAAGCCATACAACAAACCAGTTCCTAAGAAGGAGGTAGAATCTAATGCCTAACTTTAATGCTATTATTGGAACACTACTTAAGATGAATCCACAGGTTACGAATAATCCGCGAGCTATGGAAATGCTCAATGTAATTCAGAGCGGAGATGCACAGAAAGGCGAACAGATTGCGAACAACCTTTGTCAGACTTACGGAATTTCCAAAGAGGATGCTACAAAACAGGCTGAGAATTTCTTTTCTAAAGGATTCCCAAATATGTTCGGTCGGTAGCAATCAAAATGATATACAATGTGAGATTCTAATAAAAAGACAAAGCGCGCTGTCTAATAAAAAAGAGTCTTACGTTTGTATAAATAATATCCTATAAGGAGGAAAAATATTATGTTTGGTGGAAGTGGAGCACCGTCCTTAGCCGATATCGCGGCTGTAACGGACAACAATCGTAACTGCAATGATGGTTTCGGTGGCGGTAATGGTTGGTGGGTACTGATCATTCTCTTTGCTATCTTCGGCGGATGGGGAAGAGGAGGCTACGGATGTGGTTATGGAAATGGAGATTCGGGTGGCGGATTTGCAGCTACTCAGGCGGACATCCAGAGAGGATTTGACACTCAGTCCATCATCGATAAGCTGAATGGCATCAACAGTGGCCTGTGCGACGGATTCTATGCAATGAACACATCCATGCTCAACGGTTTTAACAACACCAACACGGCTATCCTGCAGGGAAACTTTGGACTTCAGCAGGCGATCAATGCAGACACCGTGGCGAACATGCAGAATACAAACACGCTCCAGGCACAGCTGGCTGATTGCTGTTGTCAGAATAAACAGGGTCAGGCTCAGATCCAGTATCAGATGGCTACCGATACCTGTGCAATCACAACGGCAGTAAACCAGGCGGCACAGAACATTATGCAGAACGATAACGCAAATTATCGCCAGCTTCATGATGAAATGGTTGCCAACAGACTCTCCGATAAAGACGAGACAATTAATCAGCTCAGACAGCAGTTATTTGCCTGCACTCTTAATTCCTCTCAGGCTACTCAGACAAATGAACTCATTAATACACTTCGTCCTCAGGTTAACCCGGCGTATATCGTACAGAATCCTTATGCAGGTACCGGATACTTCCCGTGCCAGCAGGCTGGATGCTGTTAGGATTTAATCAAAATGGAGGGCTGAGGGCTATGCCTTAGCTCTCCTAAAGAAGGATTTTGGAGGTGTTATAATGATTGAGTTATTAAATACGACTCAGCAGACAATTGCGGTAGGAGGTAGCGTGGTATTTGACAAGAAGGTTGTCCAGACGGGATGCTGTGAATGTCATCGTAACAATACTCCTGCAGTAAAGATGAATCAGCGTGGATATTATGAAGTAACTTTCAATGGTAATATCGGTGGAGCTACGGCAGGAACAGCAGTTCAGATCGCTTTGCAGTTAGGAGGAGCAACCCTTCCGGAGACGACTATGATTTCGGTTCCGGCAGCGGCTAACGACCTTAATAACGTATCAGCAAGCACATTCCTGGTAAACTGTTGCGACGACTACAACCGCATTACTGTTGTAAACACAGGCACCGTTCCGGTAATTGTCGGAGCGAATGCGTCGATTAAACTTAAACGAGTTTGTGGTTAGGAGGGAGATAATATGGACAGAGAAATTTGCGACATCAAAAAAACCCTCGTAGAAGAAGTTCGTTTGGCACTTGCTAAAGGAATTTCTGACGAAGACGTCCACAATCTCGGAGAAGTGGTTGACATGATTAAGGATATCAGCCAGTACGAATACTACCATTCTATTGCTAAAGCAATGGAGTCTGAAGAAGGTAACAAAGATCGGCGCCGCGGTTACTGGCCGAATCCTGATGAAAAATACTGGCTTGATATGATCGGAGGTCCAAGAGAAGTATATGATCCGATGGGATTACCAAACATGAGAATGGGTTATACCAGAGATTACGAGAGAGATCGCGATATGGACCGTCGGTATGGAAGAGAATACGACGAGTATGAACGAGCCAGAAGGCATTATACAACAACAAAAGACGTTGCCGATAAACTGGAGATGGAAGATCATGCTAAGAAACACTTGATGGATATGATGAGTTCGGTCAAGGACATTTGGCATGAAGCGTCTCCAGAACTTAGACAGCGTATGAAAGCCGATATTACGAATCTGGCCAACGAACTGAACTAAAATTAACGCGATGGCAAGCTTTTCTATGAACGGATATGTTTGGCGTATCTGTTTTGTAGATCCTAAAAGCCATTATCTCATGGATCGTACCGGAAATTTACGAGTGGCTACCACTGATCCTGAAACAAGAATTATATTTTTGTCGAATGATCTATCAGGGAGTTTCTTGGAGAAAGTATTGATCCATGAGATAGGGCATTGCGCGCTATTTAGCTTTCATTTGGTTGACGATATTCATAGGATGGTCAGACCGGAATATTGGATCGAAGCTGAAGAATGGATTTGCAACTTTATAGCAGATTATGGCCAAATAATTTATTCCACGGTATACTCATATTTGGGTGTTCATGCGTGGAAAGCTATTCCTTATGAATTAGAGAGGTTAATCGCATAAGGGAGGATGTTTATGGAACCATTTATTCAATCTTTGGTTACCGTTATTTGTGCCGTTATTGCCTCTTCTGGATTCTGGACATATATACAAGCAAGGCGCGATAAAAAAGACGTAAAAACTCAGATGCTTATGGGTCTGGCTCACGATCGAATTATTGCTCTTGGAATGCAGTATATTGACCGCGGATGGATTACCCAGGATGAATACGAAAATTTAGACGTATATTTGTATAAACCGTACGAAGCGATGGGTGGAAACGGATCTGCGAAGAGAGTTATGGATGAGGTTAACCGACTGCCTATACACAAATCAACTTATGGCGTAGGAGGAACAAAAAATGAAATTTAAAAACGAAACTTATGATGTTCTCAAATGGATTGCAATGTATTTACTGCCAGCGATCGGCACTTTATACTTTGCACTTGCTTCCGTATGGGGATTGCCATATGGAGAACAAATCGTAGGAACAGTAACTGCCATCGATACATTTCTGGGTGTTATCCTGGGAATTAGTACGGCGAATTACAACAAAGATAATCCAGCGAAGTAGACTAACAAGACGAAGATTCAGTTCCATAGGATATTTTCTTGTGGCGGGCGACTGAATCTTCGTCTAATCAACAATGTATCTTCGTTTTTCGCATATTTCACAACGATTTTAATGAAAGAGAGGTATGATTATATGGATAAAAGTAAATTTGATCGTTCAACGAAAAAAAGTAAAGACCTTAACAGAAGAGCTTTTTTAGCGGAGAGTAGATCAAAGAAAGAGGTTAAAGACACATTTTATCGAAAACCTTATTCAAAGATTGAGTCCTAGCAAGGGCTCTTTCTTTTGAAATTCGCAAGCTTCACAACTACCTTAATGAAACCAATATTATCGTTTATTAAGGAGGATATAAATTATGTGTAATATGAAAAGATTGACTGAAAAATGGAAAAAAGTAGAAAAACAATTTACAAAAAATAACTATGAAAAAACAAAAGATGATCAGGAAGATGTTGATTCTTACACAAGAAAACTTTTGGATAAAAACATGAAAGAATTGGAGAAATACCGAGGGGTGTAACAACCTCTCTGTATTTTCGCGATAAATGCAATGATTTTAATGAAAAGGAGGTATTATATATGTTCAAAGATTTATTTAATAATGATAAAAAAGTAAAAGAAGCATATGCTCAATTAGAAGAAGCATATCAGAGACTTAATGTCGCATATTTTGAAATGAGCTGTGCCGCTAAGCACAGTTTTTTTGAAAAAAACTGCTTCATGAAATCTGCTGAAAAAAACAGAGAAGATGCTATGAAACTTTATAATCGTTCACTAAAAAAATACTGGGAGGCATGATACCCTAAAAAGATTGGAGATCTAACAAGGTCTCTGGTCTTTCGCCAGATCCACAAATCCTTTAATGGAAGATAAATTATATTTTCGAAAGGAGATTAATTATGACATCAGAATTAAAGAAATTGGTGGAACTTATCGAAACATTAGAAAACAATTTGGAGAACCTCGATCCGGCATCAAAAGAATATTCGGATGTGGTGGATAATTTGAACGTCCTGTACAAATTGAAACTCGAAAACGAAAGAGTTGCTAACGAACACACAGCTAGAACGAAAGAAATCGAAAATGAATCGATTAATCGTGAACAGCAGCGTGAAGAGCAGCATATCGATCGTAAAGTGAGAATCATTATTGCAGGCGCAGAGTTGTTTGTCCCTATCGGATTCTATACGATGTTCATGGTGATGGGATTTCACTTTGAGAAGACAGGAACGATTTGTTCGGATATTTTCAGAAACTGTATCAAAAATTTCAGACCGAGATTGTAATTGCTTCTGAGCGGGGGCTCGTGACTAACACGGGCTCTTCTGCTTTTTCGCTAAATTCACAACGATTTTAATGAAAAGGAGGTAGTTAATATGAAACAATTTTTAACGGATGACCAGAAAGAAAAATTCACTAAAGTCGTTATTAAGGAGGATATCATGGACGAAACCATAGGATTTGGTGCAGAAATGTATCGCGAAGGTTATGTAGATGGTATTGTTCAGATTTTAATAGGAGCGGCTTGTATGGGATATATTGTAAAACGACATCTGGATAAGAAAAAAGCAAAAGAACGTGCCAACTTTGATAAAGAGGAGTCCTAACAAGGGCTCTCTCTTTTGTTTATGCTGAATTATATTTTATAGGAGGTTATGAATTATGAAAGAAATGACTACAGTTCAGTTAACTTGCAAATACTGTGGTGCAACTATGATTGTGGAGAAAGATCGCCCTATTATTTCCTGTCCATATTGTCATTCGACAGAAATGATCCAGGAAGGAGATGAAGTAAAAGTACAGCGAATCAAATCAGCTACAATGCGAGATATGCAAAAAGCGAAGTACGACAGAGAAAGAGAAATTGAAGAAAAGGAAGAACGCAAAGAACATGAGAAAAATTTCCTCAATAAAAGTCCGATTGGAGTTGCCAGTGGAGTTCTTTCAATATGGTCAGCAGGAGTTATTCTTAGCGGCATCGTAGATAATCATTTCCTATGGACTCTACTCGGTATTATCATGTCCGGAGGATTATACGGGGCATATAAATATGCAAGAAAACAGTATATGGAAAAAGACGAATCCTACAGTCAGAAGAAATCCGTATATTTTGCTATTGCGATTCTTGCATTGTTAATTTGGTTCAAACTTGTGGCTAATGCAGGTTTATAAAGAAAGGAGAAAATATATGAAATTATCATCAACAATCCGTATTCACGGAATTGAGTACGATTCACTGTTAAATGGAGACGGCCTTCGAGCAGTTATTTGGTTCGCTGGATGTAACCACCGGTGTCCTGGATGCCATAATCCACAAACGTGGGACCCTGCATCCGGAAGAGATATGGACTGGGATGATCTATCCGAATTGGTTAACTATCTTGAAAAGACATATTCTTCAGGAGTTACATTATCAGGAGGAGATCCTCTTTATCCAACAAACAGAACTGGTGCGGCCGGCATTGCACAATTTGTTAAACTGAATTATCCAAAGAAAACAGTTTGGATTTATACCGGATACAAATGGGAAGAAATATATTCGATGGCCTACATGGATGACGATGTCGCAGATATTTTAACTATTTGTGATGTGCTAGTTGACGGCCCATTTGTTAGAGAATTAGCAGACGTTAATTATCCATGGGCAGGAAGCACAAATCAAAGAGTCATTGATGTACGAAAGACTATGAAGCATTATGGAACTAACAAAAAAATCTATTTATGGGGAGGATGGAACGCATGAAACACCAAGTAATGTTATGCCTGCGCCGAGTTGTTGCGACCTGTAATAAAAATCGTAATGGGCTTCTCACAGGAGCCGGTCTTGTAACAATGGGTATTGGATGCTATCTCTTCGTTAAAGAAACCCCTAAAGTAGAACTGCTGAAAGAGGAACTTTATCGAGCCCATCAAGATGATCCACCGTTATATGAGAAAATATTTGTTGTGATCCGTGGATACGCCCCGGCTTTTGGAATGATATTTTTGTCCGGTACCTGTTTTGTAAGTGCATCATATTACAATCAGGCTCGTATCGACAGTCTCATCGTAGCGTATGGAGCACTCAGTCATAAGTTCGCACAGTACCGAGCTAAACTTACAGAAGATGAAGATGCCGAAATTATGGCCGAGCTTGATTCTGAACTTGCTTGGACTAAAGCTGCGCTGCAGAAGTCCCAGGAAAAAATAAAAGAACTTCAAGGAGACGTACAATTCTGGGAGCCATTTTATGGTGATTTCTTCTGGATGAAAAAAGAAGACTTAATTATGGCTATATTTAAATTGAACCAAAAATTCAGTACCGATGGATATGTCTGTCTGAATGACTTTTATGATTTGGTCGGATTGGAGGACACAAACCTCGGAATGGCTCTCGGTTGGTCGGCTGAAGCAGGTGAAGCGTTCTATGGATATTCATTCGTAGAACTCGAACCGTTAGATCATATTTGTTACAGACCGGATGGCGGCAAGTATATTCACATTCATTGGAAAAATGACCCAACCCCGGATTATTTGGAAGACTATGGATGTGAACCATTTGAGTTATGAGTTCGCAAAAAACACAACTCGTTTAGTGAAGAAAGGAGGATATAACTATGAATGACAAAATCAAAGTTATCGGTTACATTTTCGTGGCTATCGGAGGTGCCATTGGCGCTGTAGCTAGTCAGGTTGTAATGGATCGAATTACGGAGAATACTGTCAAGGCTGATTTAGCTTCCAGAGATTCAGAAGAGGAGTCCTAACAAGGGCTCTCTCTTTTGTTTTCGCAGTATGGCTTAGGAACAAGTAAACCATGTATAAACACAGATTACGAAATGGGAGGATTAAGTAATGGATATGTTAGAATGGGCTAAAAATGAGGTAGCTATCGCAAGTAAGAGAGAAAGAGGAGATAATCACGAAGGCGAGTGGGATTACGGATGTGCTTGCTATGACAGTGCTATGAGAGCTTTTGAGAGCCTCTTAGGAGACGGTCATAGTGGCATGAGTATTGGATTTACTAAGAATATCCTTGACCGTCTGATTGATGGGAAGCCTCTTACTCCTATTGAGGATACAGAGGAAGTATGGGAAGAGACCTGTATTAATAGGCATGATGGAAGTAAAGAATATCGCTATAAGAGAATGCGCGGCCTGTATAAGAGAATTGCTCGGGATGGATCAGTAACTTACAATGATCTTTATAGATATTACTGTACAAATGAGGAGAACCCTCATGTAAGTTGGCATAATGGTTTTGTAGCAAAGATTTATAATGAGATGTATCCGCTCACTCTTCCTTATATGCCTAACAGTAGACCGGATGTTATCGTATGCGATGAGCTTTTGACAGACCGAAAAAATGGAGATTATGATACCTTAGCTATTTTATACATCAAGAAAGCAGACGGGGAAAGAGTTGAGGTAAATAGATACTTTAAAGAAAGCGAAGTATCATTTACAGAGATCTCCCCTGAGGAGTATAAGGAAAGACAGAGATTACAGGAGGAGCGGATCAAAAATGAAGCTGAAAAGTAACAGATTTGCAGTAATTCCGGTCATGTGCTCTAGTTGTAAAAGATATGTCTGGATGGAACCCTATAGAGCTGGAGAAACATGGAATGGGCTTGCAAATCAGTTTGTAAAGATCCGGCTCTGTAATGAGTGTGTTGGGAGATATGGAGTAGGAGGCACCGATGAGAAAAACAATAATTGATACGCCGAATTATATTTTATAGGAGGTTAAACATGTTAAAATTAAAAGATCTGAATACCGTGTTAGAACCATGCGAAAATCGTTTGGTTTATATTTATAAGAGGCATATTGGCGGACCCCCACAGTTTTTTTGTCAGATCCATACTGCTTTTTACAACGATATCGACATTCGGACTCTTGCTGATATCATTTCGAAGTCGGAACCGGATAAAACACCCAACGAAATTCTCGAAAGCCGAATATTTATGTGCGAGGAATGGACCATATCCGGAGAGATTCATGGGTTGAATATTATTGTACATTTGGATTCCAAGGAGGTTCATGAATGAAATTTAAAGTAGATTTTAAAGCAGGAATCAAAGTTATTCAGAGAGAACTCGTCAAACACGGCCCGGATTTACTGTTTGCTGGAGGCATCGTAACAATGGGGATGGCTGTTGGATCTGGAATCAAAGCTACCCCAAAAGTTCTCATGGCTATCGAACGAGAAGAAAAACAGAAATTCCAGGAGACTGGTAAGAGAGTGACACTGACAAAAAAAGAAAAGTTTAAAGTTGCATGGAAGTATTATGTTCCGACAGCGATCGAATTTGCAGTTGGCACAGGATGTCTTGTGGGTTCTCGACATCTCAATATCAAACGCACCGCATCATTCGCGACGGCTTATACAGTAACAAAAGAAGCTTATGATGCATACAAAGAAAGCACAAAAGAAGTAGTTGGTGAGAAAAAAGAGCAAACGATCAGAGAAACCGCCGCCGAAAAGAAAGTCCATGATCATCCTGTCACCGAATGCGATATTAGTTCTGATCCGGTTGTGACAGCGCAGGGTAAATGTTTGTGTTTTGAGACATCTTTTAACAAATATTTCTACAGCACATACAATGATATCATCGCGGCACAGAATCGTTTTAACGAACTTCTCAATCAGGAACGGTATATGTCTTTGAATGAATGGTACGATATTCTGGGACCTAATCGAGTTAACGGAGGAGAAGCTGTCGGATGGAATGTTGACGACGGTCTTCTTGATATATCTATTTCGAGCTGTATTGCCGATGACGGTAGGCCATGTCTTTGCGTGGATTATCTAGTCTATCCAAAAGGCGATTACAAAGATACCTATTAATTCGCATAATTTACAACTACCTTAATGAAGATAGAAAACCTATATTTTAAGGAGGATATGAATTATGGAAGAAAACAAAGAAATGATGGTTAATGAATCAGAAGAAATTCAGGCTCAGGATTATGTTGAAGAAACTGATGAAATTTCGAGCGAATTCGGAACTGGAGTTATTGTCGGTGCCGGTGTTGTAGGAGCAGCATACGGAATCTACAAGCTTGTAAAGTTCCTGAAAAACCGTAAGAAAGATCATAAGGATCCAAGCGAACCGGTCTGTGATGCTGAGGCGACAATCATCGACGACGATGTTGATTCGAAAAAAGAATCCAAATAAGGTTTCATCCTGCTGAGGGAGTCCTAACAAGGGCTCTCTCTCTTTTTTTTATGTATGATAACTTATATTTTATAGGAGGTTGAATATGGGATTATTGATGGTTGTAGGAAGTATTATTGGTGCCACGGCAGTTGCAACGAAAGCCAAAGGAGGCCGGTGGGGAGTAATCGTTTTTTGCCTGTCGACCGCATACTTCACTTGGGCAGGAGGGATTAAGGGATGAAACCAACAAAGCAGGCTTATGTTATCGCTGGAGGAAGTTGGGCCGTTATAACTGGTGTAATTTATTGGGGATTATGCAGCGGAAAATTCAATAATATCGATTTATTCCATATCGTTATTTTTCTGTTAAATTACATCAATTCACAGAATCCAGAGGAGGTAAATGCATGAATTATTACAAGTATGAAGGACCGATTGTTCTGATTGATTCCATGGTAGTATCCAATATCTGGTCTGCTAAAACGTGGGCAGCAACAGAAAAGAAAGCAATGAACAATTTCAAATTCCAGGCAAAGAGAGCACTCGGTCTGGTAGCAACAGCAAAAGTGAAACTTCCAGGTAAAATCACAGTCATTCAGGAAGGTTAAGAAAGGAGATAATTATGGCTGATACGACTAACAAAAATGCCGATACCAAAACAAAACCGAAACTTGGCCCTGTTGTAAAGGGTAGCACAGAGATCAAAAAGAAAACTGGTCTCCAGAAAGTAATGAAAGATTTTCTTCCAGGGGATCTCGGACAGATGAGAAAAGATATTTACAATAAAGTAGTTATTCCGACTGTGAAAAAAAGCATTCTGGATGGAGTATCGATGCTTTTGTATGGAACAACAAGTTCGCCAAGTAATCTGGGTAAAGTAAGCCGGGTTATTTATCAGGCAGGATCCTCGATTTATCATGATGCTCAAAAACAGCCAAAGAATCAGACTCCATCTTCCAGCAGTGACTGTGCGACAATCCTGTTCGAATCAAAAGATGATGCTGATCTGGTTGTCACGACAATGCAGGCGTCTATGGATCAATACCAGAGTGTAAGCATTTCAGATTATTACGATGTAGCAGGTCATCCCGAGTTAAGTGAATTTACAGACACTCGATTCGGATGGAGAAATCTCGCAGCAACAAAAATCATCCCGGTGGACGGAGGCAAATGGAAAATCATCTTCCCGCCAGCCATTCCGTTATATTAATAAGAAAAGGAGAATGAAATTATGAAGAAATTAAATATTAAAGTTCCAGCTGGTGTAACCAGAGCATTTGGTAAAGCAACTCTTGAAATCAAAAAACACAGCCCGGAGATCCTTATGATCGCAGGAATCGGTTGTGGAATTGCGAGTACAGTTATGGCCTGCTACGCAACAACCAAAGTAGAAGAAACAATTGCAAATGAAACGGAAATGCTCGGAAAAATTCATGAGTATGAAGAAGATCCAGAAAGAGCAGAGAGAGTAGGCTACGATATCGAGAAAGATGCACCGAAAGACAAAATGGCATACTATGTTCGAATCATGGTTAAGCTCATCAAACTGTACGGACCTGCCGTCGCAACTGGCGGAATTGGAATCACTTGTATTTTGTGGGGGCACAAAATCATCAAAGGACGTAATGTGGCGCTTGCATCTGCCGCTGCGGCAATGAGCGAATCTCTCAACAAGTATCGTGAACGTGTTCGGAACGCAGTGGGTGAAGAAGCTGAAGAAGATATTTGGTATGATCGTCATGATGAGACGCTTAAAACGACTGTGAAAAATGCTGACGGAACCGAAACCGAAGTCGAAAAGACAGTGAAAAAAGAAGGTCATATTGACCATCCTACGATCAAATATTTTGACAATCGTTCTCGTGAATGGCATCATGATGTTGAGTCAAATAAATTCTTCCTCGAATGCCAGCAGCGAGTATTTACCGAAAGACTTCGCCGCAGAGGTTATATTTTCCTGAATGAAGTTCTCGAAGCACTCGACATCGAAAAAGATGCATACGGTAATCAGTTCGGCTGGGTTTTCGATCCGTCCAGAATGGACAATGACGTCGATTTCGGAATCTACGTATCTGATGATCCTGAAAATGTTGATTTCATCAATGGAATTGGCAAGAGTGTTCGTCTGCATTTCAACGTTGACGGCGATATTCTCAGCAATAACCTGTTCAGAAAGTTTGATCAGGAGCATCCGGTAGCAAAATAAATCAATTCCCCGATGGTCCTATTGAAAGATAAACGCGCGTATCGATCGATAGGACCATTATATTTTTAGGAGGTATGATTTTATGAAGATCACAAAAAAATACATTGCGGTTGGCCTCATTATTACATTAGCCTATGGATGTTCCGCTCTCAAGAACGGAGGAGTGAAAAAAGCACTTAAAGTTGTTACTTCCATTGCGGGCGTTTTCATGTATTTTGGAGGGCTGATGGAATGGTGAACAGAACAAAAATTTTAAAAATTATTTTCGCTTGCGGAGCAGCGTGCAGTATTATTATTGTGGCTGTGCTGGAAGATCAGCCTATCTTGCCTATTGTATCTGTTATGGTTGAAAATATTTCATTCCAGAAGGAGGTATGATTATGTATATTTGCAACCAGGAAGATTTACAGAAATTATCAGAGGCTTTCGGGAACGAACCGGCTGGGACTCATATTTTGGTAATTAACTCGATTCATGTGTTGACATGCGTGGCCGAATACGCAAAAGAAAATGATACAACAGCCGAGGATATTATGAAACGAGTCCTTGATGGAAAACTGAATTTAATTGCAATTAATGGTATCGGTTATATTGTAAAAAATCTTGATGAGTTCAGTTAAGGAGGTTGTAAAATCATGAAAACAGTCATCGGAATGATTATCGGATTTGGTTGTTTGATGGGAATCATGTCCGATAAAAGAACCGGGTTTAAAGCTGCTATGGCCATGGCTGGTATTTTCATGTTTATTGGGAGTGTCCAACCATAATGGCAAAAACATGCGAATGTTTCAATTAAATAAAAAAGGAGTGTTTAGAAGTGAAATTGACAAAAACAAGAATAATCATCGGTGTAGCTGCAATTGTCGGTACTGGTCTTCTTGGATGGAAAGAAAAAGGCCTTAAAACTGGATTAAAAATTGCTATGGGTATCGCTGGATGCTGCATGGGGGGATGGAGTGTGCTGGAATGGTAGATAAAAAGAAAATTGCTATATTTATCATCGAATCTGTGTTTGCCGTAGGCAGTGTTGCCATTCTGGAACTTAATGGTATAAGTCCTGCCGAAATCGTCTGCAATAATATTAAAGAAAGGATTAAAAGTGCGGAATATGAGTGGTAAAGTAATTATCAGTTTTGTTATCGGATTAGTTGCCGGCGGTGTAGCTACCTATTATGTCACAAAAAAGAAAATTCAGGAAGAAGCAGATGCGTCAGTCGAAGAGCAGGTCAAGGACATCCGAGAAAGATATAAAGAAGAACTCAAGAAAACAATGAATAAGAACATCGACGATACCATCAACAATGACCCGAATCTAAAAAAAGTGGCAGATGAAAATGGAGTGAAATTTGACGCCGCCGATTACGCTGAAGAAACTCCAAAACCTGTCCGCATGGACAAAAAAGATATTTCCAAAGAAGAAGCTCGGGCCTTTGCTGAAGAATGGGCCAAAACCCATGATGGACCGGTTTACGACGATGCAACAATTCAGCGATATGAAAAATATGCCAACGCCTATATGAGTTCCAAATACAACGGATCAGAGAATGTAATCGAAAAAGAACCGTATGTTATTTCGGCAGACCGGTATGGAGAATATGATTCATACAGTTGCATCAACCTGACATATTACGACGGCGATTGCACTCTTGCGGATTCTTCAGATACCGTAATTGAAGATATCGAGAAAGTCGTTGGAGATGCACTTGACCACTTTGGCGACGATCCTAACGATCCAGACACGGTCTTTGTTCGAAACGAACGTTATATGACAGATTACGAAATCAATCGTGACGAGCGTTCGTATATCGAAATGTGTGGAATTTGAGAAAGGGAATTCTATGAATTTTATTAAGACAGCTTTAAAGATTACCATAGGAATGGGAATCGTATGCGGTATTCTTGGCGGAAAAAAATGCGGACTGAAAATGACAGCTTGTTTTGCCGGATTGTTTTTATACGCAGGAGGGTTATTCGCATGACCATTAAATGTAATTTCAATGGAGCTATCATATGTAGCATCGTATTCGTCGGTGGAGCGGCAGCTTTGTTTAAAATCGGAATCGTTGATGGAACGTTCAATAATATTCCTTTCGAAGAAGTTGCAACAGATTTTTTGAATTATATTTTTGCAAAAACAAAAGACGAGAAAGACGATTAAATCTCGCAAAGATCGCAAAACATGTAACGGCTGCAATAATGTAGTCGTATATTTTTTGAAATGGAGGCAAAATAAAATGAAAAGAGACATCAACCATGATTACTTTGAGTGGATTATCTCAAAGATTGAAGACCAAAGACACTTCGGGAGAATTCCTTATTACAAACTCTTGAAAAAGCTCTATGAAACACCTTATCACTGGATTAAAGAAATGGACTCGAACAGAGCCGCAAACGGTGTAGAAAAGCGTTGGATCTTTGCCCGTGAAAACAAAATCATTCCTGGAACTGAACCGGAGTTCTTTAGTAAGCCGTGCAGTGTACTGGAAGTTCTTTTCGATCTTGCCGGTCACATTGAAGGATATTTGCTTTGCTCCGAAGTAGAAGAGGATCGGACCCCGAAGTGGTTCTGGATGATGGTGTTAAATCTCGGCTTAGACAGTATGGATGACCGCCGGTATGACGATGAAGAAGTATCCTGTGTTCTGGAGAACTGGATGGACAATCGATACGATCCAAATGGGAGAGGCGGTTTATTCTATATTCCAAATCTTCGTCCGGGAACTGATCTGAGAGACTATGAGTTGTGGTATCAGATGAACCTGTTCTTTACCTACTGCAATGAGTAAATAAACCGAAAGGAGAAATTGAGATGAAATGGTTGACTTTGTAAAAATAGCGTATAAAAGTCCTAAACGCGGAGTCATCGAAATCTATCCTAAGTATCTAATCAATGACAGTAAAGATCTTATGACACGAGGAAGTGACTTCTACGCAGTTTGGGACGAAGATACTCAAAAATGGTCTACAAATGAAATGGACGCTATTGGAATCATTGACCGGGAACTGGATAAATACGCTGCTGAACACCGAGATATGTTTACAAATGACAATGTTATCGTATCTCACTTATGGGATGCTGATACTGGTCAGATCGATAAATGGCACAAATTTGTCCAGAAGCAGAAAGGAGATTCATTCCATCCTCTCGACGAGAAACTTATATTCTCAAACGATACTCCGAAAAAAGAAGATTACTCTAGTAAATCTCTTTCGTATCCTTTAGCGGCAGGGCCATATCCGGCATTCGATAAGATCATTTCAACTCTTTATGATCCAGGCGAAAGGTTAAAGATCGAATGGGCTATCGGATCGATTGTTACAGGCGATTCCACATGGATTCAGAAATTCTTGGTGTTCTTCGGAGAGGGTGGAACAGGTAAATCTACCATTCTGGATATTATTGCACAGTTATTTGATGGATATTGGGCATCTTTCAGTTCTAAAGCATTGGCGAGTTCACAGCAGGCTTTTGCTTTGGAAGCGTTTAAGACAAATCCTCTAGTTGCAATAGAGCACGAGGGCGACTTATCCAGAATCGAGGATAATACGAGATTAAACAGTCTGGTATCTCATGAACAGATGATGGTCAATGAAAAGTTTAAATCTACTTATCCGGCAAAATTTAAAGCTTTCGTTATCTTGGCAAGTAACAAGCCTGTTATGATTACGGATTCTAAGTCGGGTATCATTCGAAGATTGATTGATGTACGTCCATCAATGAGAAAATTACCATTTGATGAATATTTGAAACTAACTTCTCAGATCAAATTTGAATTAGGGGCCATCGCATACCATTGTAAAGAGGTATACTTGGCGAACAAGACGATATTTAATAACTACATCCCGATAAAAATGATCGGTGCAACCAATGATTTTTACAATTTTATGGTTGAATCTTATGTCGTATTCAAAAGAGAAGATCCAATGAGTCTTGGTGTCGCTTGGTGTATGTATAAGGAATACTGCGATAATGCAAATGTTCCTCATCCTAAATCCAAACGAGCATTCAAGGAAGAATTTGCCGATTACTACAAACGATACGAAGAAAACGTCAGTGATGGGAAACGTATTGATACAATGTTCTACGGATTCAGAACAGAAAAATTCTGGACTTCCGATAATAATATCAAGAAAAAAGAAGAAAGCGCAGAAGAAAAACCTGTATCAAAAGATTCCTTTCTTGATTTTAAGGAACAGCAATCCGTACTAGACGAAGTTGGTAAAGATTGGCTGGCTCAGTACGCAACACCTGACGATAAACCTATTCAAAAATGGGCTAATGTAAAAACTATGTTGCAAGCGTTGGATACTTCTCGAGTGCATTATCTTAAAGTACCAATGAATCTAATCGTAATTGATTTTGATATTCCAGGTGATGACGGCGAAAAATCTCTTGAACGAAATCTGGAAGCAGCTTCGACATGGCCAGCAACATATGCTGAGTTAAGTAAGAGTGGCTGTGGCATTCACCTCCATTATTATTGGGAGGGAGATCCAACAACTCTAAGCAGAGTTTATGCAGACCATGTAGAGATTAAGGTATATTCTGGATTAAGTTCTTTGAGACGAAAACTTACTAAATGTAATGCTCTTCCTATCGCGGTATTATCATCTGGTTTGCCACTTCAAAAACTGAAAGGAAAGAGTATGTTAGATGAAAAAGTCTTAACAAATGAGAAAGGAATCCGAACATTAATTAAACGTAACCTGGCGAAAGAGTACCACGGGCATACAAAACCAAATATTGAGTTCATCTACAAAATTCTTACGGATGCATATGAAGCAGGCACTCAGTATGATGTACGAGATATGGAGAACCTCGTGGCTCAGTTTGCGGCGCAGAGTAGTCACAATCCAGAATACTGTCTGAAACTCGTAAGCAAGATGCCTTTCAAATCAAAAGATCCAGAACCTGAAGAACGAGCACCTGAGCCAAGCTCTTACAACGAAAGACCTTTGGTATTCTATGATGTCGAAGTATTTCCGAACTTATTTTTAATTAACTGGAAATATGAAGGCGAAGGAAATACAGTAACACGTATGATTAACCCTACTCCAGAGCAGGTTAAATTTCTCATCACAAATTTCCGGCTTGTGGGCTTCAATATCCGTAGATACGATAACCATATGCTTTATGCAAGAATCCTTGGAAAAACAAATGAAGAATTATTTGACCTCTCACAGAAGATTATTAACGGAGGAAAAACTGGCGGATATTTTTACAGAGAGGCATACAATATTAGCTACACTGATATTTATGACTTCTCTTCAAAGAAACAGAGTTTAAAGAAATGGGAAATCGAACTTGGTATCCATCATCAGGAGTTGGGTCTTCCATGGGATAAGCCAGTGCCAGAAGAACGTTGGGAAGAAGTAGCTGCATATTGTGATAATGATGTAATTGCAGAAGAAGCAGTATGGAATTGCAAGAAAGTTAAATCCGATTGGATTGCACGTCAGATTCTGGCTCAGTTGAGCGGTCTTACCGTTAATGATACAACAAACATGCACACCCAGCATATCATTTTCGGAAATGTTAAAGACCCATGGAAAAATGACACATTTAACTATCGCAATCTTGCAGATCCCGTTCCGTATACTAAATATGAATATTACAAAGAACGTTTCGGAGAAGATTATGATTTCCGGGTATTCAATGACAAGGGTGAACCGGAATACAGAAGTTATATTCCAGGCGAAGTTCTTCCTGATGGATGGTCAATCCTGCCATTCTTTCCTGGATATTCTTATGATGGTACACGACCAAAAGGCGAGAAATCAACGTACAAAGGCACATTTATTAGCGAGGGCGGTTTTGTATATGCAGAACCAGGAATGTATATCGATGTCGGCCTAGATGATATAGGCTCGATGCATCCCCATAGTGCAACAGCAGAAAAGATATTTGGAAAATATACTAAGAATTACGAGGATCTTATGGAAGCCAGAATGGCTATCAAGCATAAAGATCGAGAACGACTTAAGACTCTTCTGGGCGGAAAACTTCTCAAATTTTATGACACAGCACTTCTTCCAAATGCGGCATTCACCCTTGACGATCTTGCATATTCTCTGAAGATTGCAATCAACTCTGTGTACGGATTAACTTCAGCGAAGTTTACCAATGCCTTCCGTGATCCTAGAAACAACGATAACATTGTAGCCAAACGAGGAGCATTGTTCATGCTAAATCTGAAGTGTGAGGTACAGAAGAGAGGATATACTGTGGCACACATCAAGACTGATAGTATCAAGATCCCGGATGTCACTCCTGAAATCCTCGAATTTGTGGATAAGTATGGCAAAGAATTTGGTTATACTTTCGAACATGAGGCGACTTACGAAAGAATGTGTTTGGTAAACGATGCAGTTTATATTGCCCGATATGATGATCAGGGCGACCGTACTAAAGGCGGAAAACATGCGAATGAATGGACCGCAACTGGTACACAGTTCCAGGTTCCGTATGTATTCAAAACATTATTCAGCAAGGAAGATATTACATTTGAAGATACTTGTGAGACAAAGTCTGTGAAAACTGCCATTTATATTGATATGAACGAAGGAATGGAAGATGTAACTCCTTGGGAAACTTTAAGAGAAATCCGCAAAAAAGAACCAGATAAGAGAACTAAAAAAGAAGAGTCGATGGTTCTTCTTAATGAGCATTTAAATGATGAACAATTGAATGATCTTATTGCTAAAGGTCACAATTATAAGTTCATCGGAAAAGTCGGTCAGTTCTGCCCAATTAAAGAAGGAGCAGGTGGAGGACTTCTGGTACGAGATCAGGAAGGGCAGATGTATTCAGTAACTGGTAGCAAGGGTTATCGTTGGCTTGAATCTGAGAGAGTTAAAGTTCTTAACAAAGAGAAAGACATTGATTTACGGTATTACGATGAACTGGTAAATGAAGCTGTTGCAGAGATCGGTAAGTATGGCGATGTAGAATGGTTCTGTTCAGAATCTGCTACCGATAAAATCAACATGCCAGCATTTATGAATATTCCAGAATGCGAAGAAGAAGAACTTCCTTTTGAAGACGCTGATGAATTCTGTTCGCAAAATTTACAAGTGGTATAATGAGGAAAATAGACCTATATTTATCAAAAGGAGGATTTGATTATGAACAAACTTGCTAAAATTGGTGCTATCGGATTCGGAGTATTGGCATTCTCAGAATTGTGCGGAATTACCGGAGAAGCTCAGGCTTTTGCAGGCATGATTGTCTGCAGGCAGCTTGAGGCGGAAGAAGTATACGCACTACTCGATGAACTTATCGATGCGGCTGAAGGATATACCAAATTTAAGATCAAGATGGTAAAAGTATTCACGTCAAACTTGGTGAAATGTCTTGGTTAATGGTACTCATGAGGAGACTCGGTTGAGAAATCAATCGGGTCTCTTTTGTTTTTCTGTAAATTTTTTATTAAAAAAAAGGAGATCAATATTATGGCAAGAATTAACAACCTCGTAGTAGAAAACGCTACCCTTATTTTCAGAAATTTCAGTGGAAAAGGTGACGATATGAACAGAGAAGGAGATCGCCATTTTACACTTGTGATCGATGATCCAGAACAGGCAGAAGCTCTTCTCACAGATGGATGGAATCTGAAAGAGAAAGACTCCACCAGAGAACCTGGAACCGTATACTGGACTCTGAAAGTTGCGGTTCGGTTTGACAATGTTCCTCCTACCGTTCAGTTATTCAGCGGAAAGAGTCGTGTAAAACTCGATGAAGGATCTATCGGAATCCTGGATCAGATTGAGTTTGAAACGGTGGATGTTATCATTACTCCATATCACTGGGTAATGGGCAACAAAGACGGTATCAAAGCCTATTTGAAATCCATGTATGTCAAACAGAAACTGGATCCGATTGAGGAAAAATGGAACAATCGTTACGCCGACGAGGAGGAGAACATGTAATTATGGGGTATTTGTTATAGAAAAATGGAACAATCGTTACACTGACAAATAGGAGGTATGTAATTATGAGATATTTGTTATATTTTGTTGTGGTATGGATTTCCTGTGGTTTATGTGGAGTATGCTTATACAATATGCTCAAAATTTCTTACAATGCTCTCGAGAGGCTTCTGTTTCCAAGAACTGCAACTGGTGCATTCTTCCCGGCTCTTGATCTTTCAGCCGCATTAACTATTATTTGCTTAGGCCCGATCGATACTTTCCGGTTTATCCGGCCATTCATTCAGACGAATTTTATTATGAGACACTGTAAAAAACATCCAGAATATATCGATGCTTTAACTGAACGATATGTGACTGCAATAGAACGAAATATCGATAGTGGTCTGTATGATGTTCCGAAAGATACTATCGATATGGTGGAGGATTATAGAAATGGCTCTACAACTGGCAGAACACCAAAAGATCGCTCTTGAAAAAATGCATAACGGCTGTATCCTAAACGGAGGGGTTGGTTCTGGTAAATCCAGGACCGCCCTTGCCTATTACTTTATTGAGAACGAGGGATCATTTGATAATGACGGAGGGTATGTTCCAATGGGAGACCCTCCAGATGATCTCTATATTATAACAACAGCCGCCAAACGAGACAAGCTTGAGTGGGAGCAGGAGATGGTCCCTTTTCAGATGTCAAAAGATCCAGATGTCAGCCGATATTCTAACAAAATCGTAATTGATAGCTGGAATAACATACAGAAATATGTGAATATATCGGGAGCATTCTTTATATTCGACGAAGACAGAGTTACTGGGAGTGGAGTATGGGTAAAAACATTTCTTAAGATATCAAAACGAAACAAATGGATTATTCTTTCTGCCACTCCTGGGGATACCTGGATTGATTACGCTCCGGTATTCATCGCGAATGGGTTCTATCGAACATTTCAAGAGTTTAAAGACAACCATGTAATTTACGCAAGATTCGTAAAATATCCTAAAATTGACGGATATTACAACGTCGGACGACTAATGAGACTTCGGGAAAGGGTATTAGTTCCTATGGAATTTGACAGACCTACTCGACCTCATCATGAAGATGTTTTTGTAATGTATAACAAGGAAGATTATCGAGTTCTTATGAAAGAGCGTTGGGATCCATCCAAAGACGCTCCTATTGAAACCGCTTCAGAATTATGCTACGCTCTTCGAAAGTGTGTAAACAGTGATATTTCAAGAGGGCTAGCTGTTTTAGATATTTATCAGAAACATCCTAAGTGTATTATATTTTACAACTTCGATTATGAACTTGATATTCTTCAGTCCTTACCCTATGGAGAAGATGTAGAGATAGCCGAATGGAATGGGCATAAACATCAAGAGATTCCAGAAGGGAACAAATGGGTATATTTGGTTCAGTACACTGCAGGAGCGGAAGGATGGAATTCAATACAAACGAATTGTATTATATTTTACAGTCAAAACTATAGTTACAAGATAATGGCCCAATCGAGTGGTAGAATCGATCGAATGAATACTAAATTTGTTGATCTCTATTACTACCATTTGAAAAGTTATGCACCAATCGATCTTGCAATTTCCAGAGCCATAAAACAAAAGAAAAAATTTAATGAAACCAGATGGGTATCATCTAAGTAATTCGCGAAATTTACAAGTGGTATAATGAAAAGAATGATATTCACGGGAGGGGAATAAGCTTATAAACGCGAAAGATTTATAAGTGAGGTCTTACCAAATTATAAGGTAAGATGACATTGGTGAAATTCCAGTGGAGGACGGTTAAGTGGGTCCCCTTCGGAAGAAACCCTGATAAATTCAGACTTCGTTTATCGTTCTTTTCCGTTTGCAATTTATTTATATTTTTAAGGAGGTTCTAGTATGAGGAAGAAGATTATCGTCAAAGGTAAACCGGAGTTAAGAAAACGCATTTGTCAGTGTCCTAATTGCGACTGCCAGTTCTATTATACAGACGGTGAAATACACAAAGTCGAGGGATTTTATGGATTCGTTATATGCTTTGGTGCCTCGAGGAAATTAAAACCACTGTCTTTGCCGATGGCATTGATAATTATACTCCTCCAATGGAGAAGATCAATTGGCGTTATGAGCTCGAAGATGCCACGACAGACTCGTTGGACTAAACAATACAAACGTAATTATGAGGACAAATAAAACTTCGCTGTTAATCTGAATATAAAAAGGGAGGATTTGACTATGACATTAAGAGTTTGGTTTAAGAAAGTTCCGCAGTTAGGTGATATGGTGCAGGTGTCTGATTCAATCTCTAAGAAAATCAACGTTATTTGTTTTGATGGCAATATCCGGATGCTGGCATCGACATTCCAGCCGAACGAAAACTGGGCAATGAACCGAACAGTAAAGAAATTTGCACTCAACAACTCGACTGGAATATGGGAGGTGAACATTTGATTAAAGTCATTAAGCATGTCTGAGAGGAGGTATAACAGCATGTCTGATATGAATTGTGTTGAGTGCAGTATGCCAATTTATTATGAGGGTGATCCGAAACGATTCGGCGAAGAATACGTGATCATTAACGGATGCCCTATTCATGTAGATTGTATCTGGAGATGGATGGTCAAGAATTACCGGACCACAAGAAGTCATGCCGGAATGATGATTTGTCCAGTATGTGGACAGCCTATCGACAGGCCTGGTGATTTTGATAAGGATTACTTTGAAGTAAATGGCGAATACATTCATGACAATGGATCTTGTTTCTTCGACTGGTTAAATGAACACAAAAAAGAACGTCACTGTTCGACTGAATATTAAAAGGAGGTTCTATTATGATGAGAAAAATTCATAATGTAGAAAAATCATGGGCTGCTATACGGGCAATTTCTCCATCGGATTATCATCGTTATTTCTTTATCAAACTGGATACAAAAAGCGAATATTTTTCACCAAATTCAACAAAATCACACCGGCTGGATGATCTTTCGTTGAAGGAGATAGATCATTTGATTTTTGAAAAAAATGTTATGCTTATTTATGTAGAAGGAGATGATGAAGAATGATCGTATTCAAAGCTGGTTTGGTGTTACTTCTCATTGGAATTCTGTTATTTTTAATTGCTCTTGTTATCGGAGGAAGTAACAAATTATACGGATATTGTATTTTCGGATTTACTCATGTCATAGGTCTCGCAATATTCCTGATGTTCTTCGGTTATATTCTCGGAATGATTACCGGTGCCATTCCTGTAATCAAGATTCTGTAAAAATCATTCATGTTTTAGGAGGTAATCAAATATGTTAACAATAGATAATATGGTTGAACCAAGTCCTCAGCAGATGTTGTTTATCATTCAGGGAATGCGAAATCCAAAGAATTCTTGGGAGAAAAGCGACAGCTATTGGTTATGTGATGATTTCGACGATTGTGATTTTGCTTTAATCATCGGGCCGAAAGATCTCGATCTTATGCGGAGACTGATCAAAGCCGGACCGGAGCATCGTAAATTCCTAAGACAGATGTGGTTAGGCCTTAGAATTACAGCGCCGCTCTACTGGTGGAAAGAATTCGACACCTACAAAATCGGAACAACGAGCAATTCATGCAGCACGATGCATACTCTAATGGACCAGCCATTTTCAATGGATATGTTTTCCACTGAAATGTTAAGTGGAGTAGTACGGGATCAGTTCGAATATCTCGTTAATACTCTCGAAGTTCTGCGGCACATCTACAAAGCAGGAGGTACTTTTGACGGAAGCCAATATGAGCCGAAATCCAAAGATGTCTGGTATATGATTATCCAGATGTTGCCTTCCAGCTTCAATCAGACACGTAACGTTTCGATGAACTATGAGACAGTTCTCAGCATCCTGAATCAGCGGGCTGGACATAAGCTTCGCAATGAATGGTTGACCCTCTGGGAAAAATTATCTTATGAAGCACCTTACCATGATATTTATCAAAACCTTGATCATTGACAATGAGTGACATTGTAGTATTCATTTTTTGGGCTGGAAGTATTTCTTCTGGCCCATTGATATGTTTCGTTCTAAAAGGAGGATATCTATATGAAATCATGGATCGCTTTAAAACGGGAGAAACATACAATGCTTACTTTGGTGAGAATGCTTATCTACAGAAAAAAAGGACAGACATTTCGATACAACCTGGCTTACTTGAAACTCAAGGCTTTATCCCTAAATAATATGGACTATGTTCGGGGCGTAACTTCCAGATATATGATTCGGCAGTTAGGAGAATAAGGAGGCGGATATGGAAAATTGGGATCTTAACAATATGGTTCTGCGTCAATTAGAACTTAAAAAAGAAGAACTGCTTACGCAGGGTTTATACTTGAGATGGACTTTTTTCTCATATTCGGGAAATTATTGGCATATTACTATGCGGAATCCGTTTAATCATAAAGGCACATATTGGGATCTCAGACCATCTGATATAAAAAATGAAGAACTCGATGGAATTAGATGCAACGATTATATTAAGTGGGGTATTAATTTGATGAAATCACAGGTGGTTTAGTATCTGACTATTCTATCTTCAAGGAGGATTTGATTATGAATATGAGAACAGAGAATTGGAATGGATATGTTATCAGATTTGTAGAGATCGACGGCGAATGGTATGCAATTCTGAAAGATATTTGTGGTGCTCTTGGTTTAAGAACTGATAAAGTTGCTGACCGTTTGGATCCGGATATGCTTACTCGAGTTGACGTTCCCGGAAAAGCATGGAAACCAAACAGCGGATCTAACGTCTATTCAAAGGACCTTAGAGAGCATACCACCTTTCAAGGGGGATATGCTTCAGACGAATATGTTAGAACTTACAGTATGCTCGCCATTAACGAAGAAGGAATCTATGAAGCGCTCTATGCCAGCCGAAAACTTGAGGCTCGGAAATTCCGTCGATGGTCAGCTTCCGTCATGCGACGGCTGCGAAAGACAGTTGGACTCGAACAGTATGAGATTCTGCAGATGACAGATCCAGAAGTACAGAATCAAATCGATTATATTTTGGACAGCTTATATTTTGATGCCGATCGCGGAATTTGGATGAGATCAGTTACAGTTCCTGGTGGCGATGTTGAGCAGGTTCCGTTCGAGTCTGTAGAAGAAGTTATTCGGAAGGGGGTTTGATTATGAAAAAGAATGAAAAAATCAGAAGAAGACAAATGGTACGAGATTTCGCTTGGTATCACGGGCCTTTACTTGCTGCATCCAGATATGTGATGAGAGAAACTGAAGGTATGTTTCAATCAATATACATGGATGTTAAAGAATACTGGGATATTCGCGGAACCGCGTCAGTACGTATATATGTTATGTACAACGGAAAAATGTACCGTTCATACTACGCTCTGCGCATTTACAAGAAGGATTTCGACAACATGCGCGAACAAAATATTTCACCGGAACGCTATTGCAAAGCTATATTAGCATCCGAAGTTTTAGATCTGTACGCAAAGATAATTTCGGAAGAAGGCCGCCAAAAAATGTAACTTTATAACAGTATCAAGAAAGGAGCTTAGTTGAAATGGCAGGAAAGAATGAAAAATTAAGAAGAAAACGAATGGTGCGAGATTTCGCTTCCTATCACGAGCCTTTAATCACAGCATCTCGATATGTAAAAAGAGAAACTGAAGGTATATTCCAAGAGATATACATGGATGTTAAAGAATACTGGGATATTGGTGGTGCTACAGTGTGCGTATATGTTATGCACAACGGAAAAATGTACCGTTCATACGATAAATGGTTCAGTAAGAAGGTTTTCGACAGTATGTACAAACGAGGTATTTCGCCAGAACTCTATTGTCGGGCAGTATTGGCGGCTGAAGTTTTCAATCTGCATGCAAAGATATTTGTGAAAGAAGATATTGGCCCTGTGTTTTTTCATCCGTGAATATAAAAAATAAAAGGAGTGATTATAATAATGTTTAAAGAGCATGCTATTAAATGGATTCCTGAAATGTTAAAATCGCGATGCCCGTCTGAACAGGAACTTATTGAAGATTATCATCGTAACATTCGGTATAATACTCTCGAGAGAGCGAATCATTCAGCAGCAACACTGGATCATTTCTTTCATATACCGTATACAAAATGGGAGGGTCAGGTATGACAACTTTTTCGGACCAGCCAAATGATAAAAATCATGTAGATAATATTCCTCGTGGGTCGGCCAAGATGGATCCTTATACCAAATCAGCTATGTCTATCGATGCTGTTAAGCAGGTAGAGAAAACGATTAAGAGAAAACCAATCTTTGCGATTACAAGTGGACTTGGTGGAGTGAATAACGGAATAGCCGGAGATATCTTCAATCATATTTATGGCGCTACGACTCCGGATGACCGTGTGTTGGAATGGGCAAAAGCGTATTGCAAAAAAGATGTTGAGGACACCTTTAGGTGTATTGGTGTCTTTTTCCCAGAGGATCGGCTAACCGACTTTTATCTGAAACAGAGGTTGAATGAATCTGTAAACAAAGAAATCACTCGGCAGTTCAGAAAGGATGGTAAACGAAAATGATAAAATCAGTTGTTCATTGCGTACCGTATTGTGATGACTGTCCTTATTGGGAGACATCGTATGAGGAACAGGTTTACAATAGCTTCGATAAGATTCAATGCAGAGAGATACACATATCGTGTGATAAAATGGCAATATGCCAAAGAATCTTTGACAAAGAGAAAGAAAAACGAGCAGCTGAAGAAGGCATAATTTAAACAGGGTGGAGAGGCTTGGCGGCTATCGCTGAGTCTCTTCTTTTTATCATAGGAGGCATGTGATGATGGAACTTTTTAAAAGCATTTTTCTGATTGGCGGATTAAAAGAATTTGTCAGACTGCTTTGTTTAATTCCACTACTTATTGGTTGGGCCTGGTGTGTTGGTTGTGCCATATCATATTTTACTGACAAAGAATACTATGCCAACCTCATAAGATCTAAAAATATCCCAGCGATTTTTCACTGCATTTGCAGTTATCTTTGTGTATTCTTATTCGTATTCTCATTTGGGCATGGAGGTAAAAGATATGGCAGAAGAATTATTAGGACGAAGATGCATTATTATCCCGACACAATCTATGCATTTAAAGTGTATTGAAAACTACAGAAAAACTCACAATGGGGAAGTTCCGGACTGTGAGAAATGTCCATACAATGAACGAGTGTTCGATATAATTGGTCGTGGAGTTTCAAGATGGGGAGTAGAAAAAGTTTTCGTGGTTGATGAAGAAAACCCGGGTGAAAGAATTAGTGTATCTGTCGACAATATTCTGCTTGTGAATGAAGAGGAGGAATAAGTATGGATGATTTTAAAGAAGAGTTCAAAAAAATTGCCGAAGAAAAAGGGATGACTTGCGATGAATTGGCAAAAAAAGTAATCGATATGTTCACAGATGAAGAGGGTTGTATGAGTTTCGGAAAATATGTCGTAGAACAGTGCAATTTAAATGAAACTCCTTCAAGAACGGATCCGGAAACGAGCGATCAACGGAGAGTTCTTGGTTGCGATTTATCAATGGGCGATGACATGACTCACTTTTGAAAAGGGGGTATTTAAATAATGAAAATGGATTTTAATACATTACGACCGTGTTATTGACAGAGTTGTGATAAAGGCAGTCAGAAATTTAAAGCGCTCTTTCAAGGTCTTACAATCGGAAGTGCACCGGGCGGACAATTGTCAATTGTATACGCAGTGATCGAACTCGAAAACGGAACAATCCGGTATGTTGATCCGTATGAGATTACATTTGGCGACTATTGTTGGCCAGATGATTGCTAAAAAAGAAAATAAAAAATAATGGAGGAAAATATATGTTGTTATTAAAAATTGCTACGGTATTATCAATTCTGTTGTTGGTTCTTATTTTTGGAAAAATTGCAGGAATTGCATTGTCAATCTTCTTTGGGTTTGCAAAGATCGGTTTTAAGATCGGCCTGATTGTCTTTATTCTGCTGGCTATTCTGTTCTTTCTGTAAGGAGGTAGTATATGAGAAAAAACAAAAACATTCTGGTGGTTGTCCCGAGAGAACGAATTAAAAATTATGTATCCACCGTTATCAAAGCTGAACTGCGAGATCTGAAACCGGTGATTCTTTACGCTAAAAAAAATGACGGATCCCGAATGGACTTCATTTGTTGTTGCGGATGGCGTATCAGGATTGTCACTGAAGATGAAATGCGTAACTTAACCCACGCTTATGCTTATTCTTGGAACTGGAGACCCTTGAGTAGGGAGCATCAGCGACCAAGAATTATTCATCAGCTCGACAAATTGGAACAGTTAAGAGCAGTAGTGGAGGGACGACTTGTATGATCATTAGATGTATAATACTATTGTGTATGATCGGAGGAATGGCGATGATCTGCGGGACTTTTGGATATTACGATCTGAAGCTCGGTTGTTGGCTCCTCAATCATGTACGAGTGGTTATTAGGATCATTAATCGGGAACTATTCAGGCAGGAAGGAGGTGATCATAAATGATGGAAACCTGTTTACTTACTGCATATGTTACACTTATAGTGTTGCATCTGGTACTGTGTGCGCTCTTTTTGGTTTTGCTCGGGTTGTGTGTGATCGTCAAGATTTTGGAGTATTTTCTCAAAAAATTGGCCGATTTTAAAAATAGGGTTCCCAAAGCGTAAACAATTACGCGATTTATGCGTAAACAATTCGAAAAAAATATCATTTATATCCCTATATTTAATGCGAAAAAAAAAACACTATATATAAAATAGAATTAAGGCGATAAATTACATTTTTTCATAATTGTTTACGCTTTGGTCTGGAGGTGATATTTTTGGGCAGAAAATTGACTTTCGAAGGTATTTACCGTCACTTTCGAAAACAGTTCCCGAAAACAGCAAAACAAGTGTTCCATTGGAGAGTGAAAGATCAAATGCAGATTTGGTTATATTTTAAAGATGGGACACTTGGATATTACAGTTATTTGTTGGAACAGGTATATTTTGATCAAGGTAGATGGAAACCAGAAAGAAAGCCGCAACCAGTTAATCCTATCGGGAGACCAATGACTGATCTTAAATGGGGAGAGTATGCAGGAAGCAATTACGTTGTCGCAGAGAATATCCGCTCACTAATGAAAGAGTCGGGGCTGACTTCTACCGAATTGGCAGAAAGAACTCGTATGAGTAAGACAACGATTTCACATTATACTTCTGGAAGAAGAATGCCTTCTGAAATGAATGCTAAGAAATTAGCGGATGCTCTTGGAGTCACAGTTGATGAACTTTATGGAAGATTAGCATGATCTGCAAATACTTTAATGAACCTAATAATTATTTTTATCAAGGAGGATTAAACTATGAATAAAAATAATCTGAGATCAAAAGTAACAAAATTCTATGCGAACCACAAAGCAGCTTGTCTAATTGTGACTGGAATTATCAGCGGAGCAGTAGGTATTGCTGTCGGAAAGAAAATGGAACATGATCACACACAGGAAATGCAGGAAATGTACGATATCGAATCTCGTATATATAATGCAGCTACTGATATGGAATTGTTCTATAACGACTATGATAAACCAATGGGGACTGTGCGAGATTTACCAGAAGGCGATTATATGACAGAAGCTATTCGGGAAGAATCGAATGTTACTGATGATACGGAAATAATCGGAATTAAATACTACTTCAAAAATAATTAACAGGTAACTGGAGTAAATGGCTCAGCTAAATTTAGCTGGGTCTTTTCTCTTTTGGTGTTAACAACAGTGGAACTCAATATTTTTTTGTCAAGGAGGATTAGTCTATGAAGAAAAAAGTAACAAAACTCTATAAAGACCATGAAGCTGGTTTCTTACTTGCGGTAGGAATTATTTGCGGCATAATGAGTGTTGTTGTTGGCGGGTTAGTGAGCGTTGCTATCGGAGGCTTAGTAGGTATTTCTATCGGAGGAGTAGTGGGTGGTTCCATCGGAGTTGCAGGTGGCATTGCTATCGGAAAGAAAATGGAACATGATCGTCTACAGGAAATTCTAATAAAGAATAGTGAGTATGAATCGCTCATACGTGTTGACGCTACTCGGGTATTATTCTTTTTTAATAGCCTTGATAAATCGATGGGGACTGTGGGAGATTTACTAGAAGGTGATACTATGACAGAAACGATTAGAAAACAACCATACATTACTGATGATACGGAAATAATCGGAGTCAAATACTACTTCAAAAATAATTAACAGACAACCACAGAGGGGTCTTGATTACAAGGCCTCTTCCGTTTTTTAAAATTCGCGAAATATACAAGGACTTTAATGAGAGGAGAGAGACAATGTCTTATTTATTTTTGTTTCAATCCCTCTTCGCATTTGTTGGCTATGCAAATGGAGAATGGAGGTATACTATGTTAGAGAACAAGTATAAGACAAACCTTAAGAAAAAAATCTTGGAAAGATTCCCAGGGTCTATGGTTTTTCACTTAGATCCTACAGAGTCACAGGGAAAACCTGATCTTTTGGTTTTGTACAATGACCGATGGGCGGCACTCGAAGGAAAAAAAGAGGAGAAAGCGCCACATCAACCGAATCAGGATTATTGGGTTGATGTGATGGATGCAATGTCTTTTGCGCGTTTCATCTATCCCGAAAACGAAAAGGAGGTGCTTGATGAATTATCTGAAGCATTCAAATCTTAAAGATTCGCATGCATACCTCGGTGCAAGTAAATACCATTGGCTGAACTACGACAAAGACAAGCTTATTCAGGTATACAAAAATCATTTGGCAAAACAGAGAGGAACCCAGCTCCATGCGTTTGCCGCTCAGTGCATCGCTCTCAATCAGAAACTTCCTGGTTCAAAAACAAAAACATTAAATATGTATGTTAATGATGCCATCTCGTTTCGAATGGTTCCTGAACAGATTTTGTATTACTCAGAAAACTGTTTTGGAACAGCAGATGCCATTTCAAATTTGGATTCAGTCGACAAGACGGGGGTGCTTAAAGTGTTTGATCTTAAAACGGGCATGGTTCCGGCACATGTGGAGCAGCTATTAATCTACAATGCTTTATTCTGTTTAGAATATAAATACGAACCAAAGCATTTGGACATTGAAGATCGAATTTACCAAACAGGACAGATCATCGCAGTTCAGCCGGATCCAAACGACATCAAAGCAATTTGCAATCAGATTATCGAGTTTGATGCAATCATTAACGAAGTGAAGAAAGAGGAGGGTCTGTAAAATGCCAGAAGCGAAATTCTGGGATCATCCAGATATTGGCGATTATTTTATGCACTTCGGAACTCCTCGTCATTCAGGAAGATATCCTTGGGGTTCCGGTGAAAATCCGTACCAGTCTGATCCGTTTCTTAGTAAAATCAATCAGATGAAATCTGAAGGGAAAAAAGAGACAGAAATTGCAGAGGCAATGAATATGTCTACAACAAGACTCAGATCCCAGATTCAGATCAAAAAAAGTCAGATCAGAGCGGATTTAGTACAGCAGGCTAAAAGTCTTAAATCAGATGGATTAAACACATCAGAAATTGCGAGAAGAATGGGATTTGCAAATGAATCCTCTGTAAGATCGCTTCTCAATACTGACTCTGAAAGAAGAATGAAAATTAGCGAATCTACCGCTAAAACTTTAAAAGAAGTGTGTGATGAGCGAGGGATGATCGACGTCGGCGCAGGCGTAGATCGCGAACTTGGAATTTCACCACAGAAGATGACTGAGGCATTGGATATGCTGAAAGCACAGGGTTATGAAGTGTATGGCGGACGTATTCCACAGGTTACAAACCCTGGAAAGATGACTACCATTAAAGTTCTTTGCCCTCCTGGAACAGAGCACAAAGAGATTTTCGACACCAACAATATCCATTCAATCAATGACTATACATCACATGATGATGGTGAAACGTTTGAAAAATTAAAAGCACCAACCAGTGTTAGTTCAGATCGAGTAGCCATTCGATATGCGGAAGATGGAGGTATCGAAAAAGACGGAGTTATTGAACTTCGTAGAGGAGTTGCTGATTTGGATCTTGGTGCAAGTCATTATGCACAGGTTCGAATCATGGTCGACGGATCACACTATCTCAAGGGAATGGCTGTTTATTCGGACAATCTTCCCGATGGTGTTGATATCATGTTTAATACAAATAAAGGTAAAAAGACTTCCAAAATGGATGTCCTTAAGCCTTTGAAGACAACTAAAGATGAGAACGGTAATACAGTTATCGATAAAGACAATCCTTTTGGCGCTCTTATCAAAGCGAATGGTCAGAGCGAGTATATCGATCCTAAAACTGGCGAAAAGAAACTTTCTCCTGTTAACAAAGTTAGAGAAGAAGGCGACTGGGATGAATGGGCGAAAAAAATACCGTCTCAGTTTCTCGCTAAGCAGAACAAAGAGCTTGCTCGTAAACAGCTTAATCTAACAGCAGCAGATGTTCAGGCAGAGTTTGATACGATCATGAACATGACCAATCCAACTGTAAAGAAGAAACTTCTTATGTCGTTTGCAAACAGTTGTGATTCGGACGCAGTTCATTTGAAAGCGGCAGCTCTTCCACGTCAGAGATATCAGGTTATCTTACCAATGACAACTGCAAAAGCAACTGAAATCTATGCCCCGAATTACAACGACGGAGAGAAAGTTGCTCTCGTTCGTTATCCACATGGCGGAACGTTTGAAATTCCAATTCTTACAGTCAATAATAAACTTGCGGAAGGAAACAGCGTCATTACTCGATCTGGCAAAGATGCAGTTGGTATCAATAGCGATGTTGCTGAACGTTTGTCAGGTGCCGATTTTGACGGCGACACTGTTATGGTAATTCCATGTAAGAAAGTAAAGATCACATCCAGTGAACCTTTGAAAGGACTTGTTGGATTTGATCCTAAACTTGAGTATGGTGCAGACAGTAAAGATCCTGTAAAAACAATCAAAGATTCTAATGGAAAAGAAAAAGAATACTATACAAGAAACGGTAAGATCTTCCAGAGAATGGCGAATACTCAGAATGAAATGGGAAAGATTTCAAATCTTATTACCGACATGACAATTAAAGGCGCAACGCCGGATGAACTTGCAAGAGCAGTTCGTCATTCAATGGTTGTTATCGATGCTGAGAAACACAAGCTTGATTATAAGAAGTCATATGCTGACAATGGAATCGCCGCTCTGAAGACAAAGTATCAAGGACATATCGACCCTGTCACAGGAAGATACAGTGAAGGTGCCGGAACACTCTTGTCAATGGCTAAATCAGAAACTTCGGTTCTTAAGCGTAGGGGATCTGCTAAGATTAACATGCCCGACAGCCCGGATTATAATCCGAATAAACCAATTGGATCTCTCATTTGGAAAACAGATCCTGATGCCACCTATGTGGATAAGAAGACCGGTAAGACTATCACCCGTACCCAGGCAAGCACCAAGATGGCTGAGACTGATGATGCTAGAACTCTCTCTTCTGGTTATGATATTGAGAACATCTATGCAGACTATGCCAATAAGATGAAATACCTGGCCAATGAGGCCCGTAAGGAGTATATGCTTACCAGGGATACCCCATACTCCCCTACCGCCAAGAAAACTTATGCGGCAGAAGTCGAATCACTTGACCGAAAGCTGAACGATGCAAGACTCAATGCACCAAGAGAACGTAAGGCACAGCTAATGGCTAACACGATCGTGAATAAAAAGAAGGCCATGGATCCAGACCTCACCAAGAAGGACCTCAAGAAGCTATCTCAGAAGGCGCTAACCCAGGCCCGTGTCGAGGTCGGGGCTCAGCGAACAGCTATCGAATTTACAGATCGAGAGTGGGAGGCAATCCAGGCCGGTGCCATCACTCATACCAAGCTGGAACAGATTCTCGATAGTGCTGATATGGATTCGGTTAAAGAGAAAGCCATGCCTAGATTTAGTATGGAGATCAGTGATGCTCAGAAGGCCCGTATCAAAGCAATGTCTGATGCTGGCTATACAAATGCAGAGATCGCCAAGCGACTGGGTAAATCAACATCAACCGTATCCAAGTATATCAATGCTTAGAAGAGAGGAGAACTGTAACAATGAAGAGAGTCGCTCTTACTACCAAAGACAATCCTTACAATCCTTTCACACAGTTCGATGAATGGTTTCTGTTTGATGTTGAGAAAGGATACAATTCTTGCGGTTATCTTGCCAGAATTACAGATGATTCTGAGTATGAAACCGAAGAAGAAGCAATGGTTGAAACAGAAAGAGCAATTGATGAAATTATTGCAAATGATTTCTTAAACATTTATACAAAAGTTTACAGTAATGAATACAAAAATGATGACTAAAACATAAGAAAAATATATAAAAGATGCGAAAAGTAAACGAAACAATGAAAAAAACGGAGCCGACGGCGAAAGAGTAAGACATAGGGGGAGGGTACCAAAAATACACCCCCTCCCTTCAT